TAAAAAATGGTAAAAAAGAGGTTTTAACAAAGCATAATATTGATGAGGATATTTATAACCAAATCAAAGAGGTTGCAGACATTGAAGATTTTTGGTATTTTGAAAAGGATAAGTCCGGTAATGATAAAATTAAGATTGATGCTTTTAAATATAAATTATTCTTAGAGCGTAATGGATTTAAAAAATACTTTCCAAATGAAACCCAAAAGCCTACCTGGGTGAAAATCGAAAGCAATAAGGTCTCTGAAACATCCATAGAAAAGATTAAGGATTTTGTTTTAGACTACCTTCTTAAAAACGGAGAGCATAATGTTTGGGGATTTTGTGCTAATTACATGACTCTTTTTAGTGAGAATTATTTGCTCATGCTCAATACCATTGATTTAATGCTATTAAAAGACTTAAAGGATAAATCATTTATTGCTTTTAAGAACGGTATTTTAGAGGTTACTAAATCAACTGCCAAACTTATTGATTACATTGATGTTAATGGGTATGTATGGGAATCACAGATTATACAGCGTGACTTTGCAAAGAGCGATGATATTGAGAATGATTATAAGGTTTTTGTAAATAATATATCAAACTCAAACCCAATGCCTATTGAATGTACTATTGGATACCTTTTATCGACTTACAAGAATAAAATGAATAATAAGGCTATAATCTTAAATGATGAGGTTATAAGCGAAAATCCAGAAGGGGGAACCGGCAAAGGGTTACTTGTTCAAGGACTCCGGCAGATCAGGCGTGTGTCAATTTTGGATGGCAAGACCTTTGATGATAAGAAATCGTTCCCATATCAAACCGTAAACCCTGAAACGCAAATATTAGTCTTTGATGATGTTAAGAAGAACTTCGACTTTGAGAGCAAATTTAGCATCGTTACTGAAGGCATGACATTAGAACGTAAGAATAAGGATGCCATAAAAATTAAGGTTGAGGACAGTCCCAAGATGATGATTAGCACAAACTATGCGATAAAAGGAGAGGGTAACAGTCACGATAGACGTAGGCATGAGATTGAAATATCACAATACTATGGCAGGAAGTTAACCCCTTATGATGAGTTTAATAAACAACTTTTTGATGACTGGGATTTATCAGAGTTTGAACGCTTTGACAATTACATGGTCTTATGCTTACAATTATATCTCAATAATGGATTAATCAAACAAGATGCAAAAAATATTAAACTTAGGAAATTTATTGCTGAAACTTCGATGGAGTTCTATGAATGGGTTAGGGATACCGAAAATGTGGCATTAAACACAAGGCATGATAAGGTCACCTATTTCAATAATTTTATTGATGAGTACCAAGACTTTAAGAAGTGGCTAACTCGCAAGAAATTTAATATCTGGATACAGAAATATTGTACCTTTGCAGATTTTGATTATAATGATGGCAACTCAAATGGAATGAAATGGTTTAGCATAGGAAAGGAGGTTGATGATGAGCCAATCCCTTTTTAAACTGCGAGATTATCAGCAGGATTTATCAGATAAAGCCTGCACGATATTGAGTCAAAACAGAATGGTTTACTTTTCAATCGAGGTTCGATGCGGAAAGACTCTTATAGCCTTAGAAACTTGCAAAAAATTTGGTGCCAGTTCTGTTTTGTTTATTACTAAGATTAAGGCATTTAAGTCTATACAGTCAGACTATTATAATTTTGGATATACTTTTGATATTAAAATAATCAATAAGGAATCAATCCATAAGATTGAAAGCAATAATTTTGATGTTGTGATTTATGATGAAGCGCACCAGTACGGAGCGTTCCCCAAGCCGGGAACTAACCAAAAAATTATGGTTAAACGATTTGCAAATATACCCTGCATCCTTATGACAGGAACAAGCACGCCGGAATCATTCTCACAAATCTATCACCAGCTTCAGCTTTCAAGCAATAGTCCCTACAAAAATTATAAAAACTTCTATCAATGGGCAAAAGAATACGTTCAGGTCAAGCAAAGGAACCTGGGCTATGCCGTTGTAGCTGATTATAACGATGCGGATTCTGTCCGAATTATGGCAGACATGAATGCATTTACTTTACGGTTTACACAAAAAGAATCAGGATTTGTCAGCAAGGTAAATGAAATAGTATTAACCGTAAAGATGCAGGACAGAACCTATGAGATTATTAAAAAATTAAAGCGCGATTTTGTAGTAACTGGATCAAAAGGTATAATTTTAGCAGATACAGGAGTCAAACTCATGCAGAAAGAACACCAGCTTACAAGCGGAACTGTTAAGCTTGAAGATGGGACATCTATTATTTTGGATGATACTAAGGCAAGGTTTATTTTGAACAAATTTAAGGATGATAAAATAGCAATATTTTATAAGTATGTCGCTCAATTACAGAACCTAAAGAATGTTATTGGTGATAGACTTACAACTGATTTGGAAGAGTTTAATACAACTGATAAATGGATTGCGTTGCAGTTTGTATCAGGCAGGGAAGGAATTAATCTAAGCAAAGCAGATTATTTGGTCATGGCTGAGATTGATTTTTCAGCAGTTACCTACTGGCAGGCACGTGATAGAATGACAACCAAAGACAGAACAGAAAATTATGTCTACTGGGTTTTTGCTGAAAGAGGTATGGAGTCCAAGATTTATAAACTTATTCAAAAAAAGAAAAATTTCACATTAGCGCACTATGAAAGAACAACAGGTACAAAGCAAGATTATCAAGCGATTAGAGGATCAGGGGTGGTACGTAATAAAATTAATCAAAACCAATAAAAATGGCATACCTGATCTCGTTGCATTTAAAGATAATGACTTTCAATTTATTGAGGTTAAGACAGAGACAGGAAAATTATCAGAGTTGCAAAAGTTTAGAATAGAGGAATTAAAAAGTAAAGGATTTAAAGTATATGAATTGCGAAACTGAAGTATTACCATTGAACATCTCTGGCAGGGGTAAACGATACGGCAATAGGCATGAAAAAAAAGCCATAGGTTTAGCATTAGAGTATTGCATTGGTAATAATATACCTCCGACCGAAGCTGGCAGATTGCTGAATTTACCAATGGCAACAGTTGCTGATTGGATGTCAAAATACTGGTTTTACAAAAAAATAGATAACCCGATAATTTTAACACTACAATCCAATGTTTAACCACCTACACCACCGAATATTGATGGACTTTTTTAGAAAAAGATCATTGATGAAGTATAAGATTGAAGATATTTGTGAGGCGATTATGTCTTACTATGAAAAATGCTGACAATAACAAACGAAGATAACATGGCATTAATGGCACGTTATCCCGATAAGTATTTTGATTTGGCTATTGTTGATCCGCCGTATGGGATAGAGATTCATAAAATGAACTATACACAAAACACAAAAGGAGGTGTAGCAAAAAGAAAAGATTATTCTTCTGTTGGTAATTGGGATTGTGAAACACCAAAAAAAGAATATTTTAATGAATTATTTCGTGTATCAAAAAATCAAGTTATATGGGGGGGGGAATTATTTTGATTTAAAATTAACAAAAAGTTATATTGTATGGGATAAAAAAACAGAAGATAAATATTCAAATGATTTTGCAGATTGTGAACTTGCTTGGAGTAGTTTTGATAAACCTGCTAAAATAGTTCGTTATTTATGGAGCGGTATGTTGCAACCAAATATGAAAGATAAACAAAAAAGAATACATCCAACAGAAAAGCCTATTCAATTATATAAATGGATTCTTGACAAATACGCCAAACCCGTTGATAAAATCTTAGACACTCATTTAGGTTCTGGAAGCATAGCCATAGCTTGTCACGATTACGGATTTGATTTAACCGCTTGTGAATTAGATAAAGAGTATTTTGATGCAGCTATGAAAAGGATTAATAATCACATGGCACAAACAAAACTATTCTAATGGCAATAAATATAAATTATGATACCTGACAAAGATTTAGCAAAGGCTTTTCTGATAGCTGATAATATGAAGCAAGGAGAAATAATTAGTATAAACAACATTTTAGAAGAACGCCGCGATCTATTCATCCGCTGCATCAAACAACGGATAGATACTTTGAATGATTGCGAGTTTAATGGGGATTATACAAAAATTAGGAAGTTATCAGATTTTTGTAACTTTGAGGATTAAATGGATACCTTTGCAATGAAAATGCAGTGAAAAAATCAAATGTCAAGGGATAAGATCATAGCTGAATTTTGGGAATCAAAAGCAGTCAATGAGGCATTTGAAAAGATGCAACCTGTAGAACTTCAAGCGGACTTAAAAGCTGAGGTTTTTCTGGTACTCTGTGAAATGGAAGAGGAGAAGTTAATCGGCTTGTATCAAAGAAACGAACTAAAGTATTACATGGTTCGAATTATGCTGAACATGATCAAAAGCGACCGAAGTAATTTTTTTAAGAATTACAGAAACTATACGGAATTGCTGGAGAATGATCAGGAAGTTCAAAGCGTAGAATCGGATCCAGAGGAATCATATCAAAAAATAGAATTACATTTACAAAACCTTCATTGGTATAATCGGGAACTATTCAAATTATACGCTTTAGATTTTAAAAAGAATGCGAAAGAATTAAGCCGAAAGACCGGCATCCCTTATATGTCAATTGTTAGATCAATCAATAAGACCAAAGCCGAGATTAAAAAGAATATTAAAAAATGATTTTATCAATTATAACTGCAATCTGTGCATCGCTATTTTTTACGGAAATACATCATTTTCATCATAGATGGAAAATCAATTTCAAGCCTTTCAATTGTGGAAGTTGTCTGGCAGCCTGGCTTTCACCATTACATTACTATGCACCTGAATTGATACAAGAAATTACCAGCACGATTTTTATTTCTGGCTTCTGTGCGCCGATTGTAACCAAATTAATTTGGAGTTTATGGAAATGAAACAAGAACACCGGGATTGGCTGATTGCTAATCAGAGCAATTATGAATGTGCAAAGAATGGGTATATCAGAAATTTAGACTTGTCTGTACTGCAAATGTATGAGCATATTTACAGATTATACCTTGATCCTAATTTCCTGCTTTCCGTTTGGTGCGGGAACTGTAAGTATGACATGATCATGAGATTGTATAAATGGTTTGAGAAGCAATGAGAATACTTGCAATTACAACAAAGAGCAGCGGAGTTGGTTATCATCGGATAATGATGCCGATTGTAAATATGCAGAAGGATTACTGCATGATGACTGATACAATTAGCGATGAAACCTTTGAGGGCAATTATGACATCGTGGTTATGAATCGGATGCTTCAAAACATAACGCCTGATCAGATGGATGCTTGGCGAACAAAGCATGGTTTTAAATTGGTAGTTGATAATGACGACTTCTGGCATTTAGATCCTTCGCATATTCTTTATGAAAGCTACAAAGGGAATAAAGTAACTGAACAAATAATAGAATGGATTAGGATTGCTGATCTCTGCACTTGCACTCATGAACGATTAGCTGATGAGATATTTAAGATTAATCCAAACGTAGAGATATTGCCTAATGCGATTCCCTTTGGGAAGGAACAATTCATTTTAGATAAAAAGCCTTCTGATCTGGTGCGGTTATTCTGGTCGGGTTCTGGAACACATGGCAAGGATATAAACATTCTAAAAAACCCAATGAAGCGGATTAACTTTCCTGTCAGGACTGTGATAGCAGGTTACAATGAGGGCGAAAAACATATTTGGGATGGAATGATTTCAGCGTTTACCAATGGATTGAAACTTAATCCGACAATCTACAATTACAATCAGGTTACTGAATACATGGCAGCTTATTGTGATTCCGATATAAGTCTGATTCCGTTGGTAGATAATAGATTCAACATGATGAAATCAAATCTCAAGGTTTTGGAAACTGCATCTAAAAAGAATCCAGCTATTGTGACCAACGTTCATCCGTATAAAGATTTGCCGGTCTGTTATGTGAATTCTCAAAAGGATTGGTATAAATGGATTCGATTATTAACTCTTGATCAGGATGCGAGAATTGAATACGGAAATAATCTGTATGATTACTGCAATCTTCATTTTAATCTTCAGGAAGTAAATAAAAAGCGTTACGCTATTTATAAAAAACTAATAGGAAATGCCAGTAATTAAATGCAGTAACGGAATGTATCGGATCGGATCCGGTGCATGTATCTTTATCACCGAAGAAAAAGCACAATCAGTTTGGGCAGCTATTCGTGTCGCTATGGTTGATAGTTATAATGATTACCCAGAGGCGGCGAAAGCCAATGCGCGGAGAGCATTAAATATCAAGAAGGAAAACGATAAGAATTGCGGAACTTTAGTAGGATGGACAAGGGCGAACCAAATAGCTAAAGGCGAAAACATAAGCAGAGAAACAATCGCCAGAATGTCAAGTTTTGAAAGGCATCGGGAAAATTCAAAGGGAGATCCAAAAACAGATTGCGGCGCATTAATGTGGTTAGCTTGGGGAGGCGATGAGGGCGTTGCTTGGGCAAAGAGAAAACTTGCAGAAATAGACACCCAAAAGCAGACAAATAATGGATAAATCAAATGTATTTGTAGCCGTTTATACCAATAAAGTTAAACGATATTGTGATATTGAATTTTTTAATGCATTGCAAAAAAATATTAGCACCGATCATATCTATGTTGTTGATAACACAAATGATAACGGTCAATATGTAAGGGATTTGCAAAATATTATTAACTGCAACATTGTAAATTTGGACATACCGGATCATCCTGCAGAAACAAAATTTCACAGAAAAGTTGCAGAGTCAGTTTTGTACTTGCGGGATATTTTTTTAAAGTCTAATTACGAATATTTTTTAATAGTAGAGAGTGACGTGATTATTCCGGAGGGAACAATAGATATACTTTTAGAAAACATTGAAACAATGCCATTAGATTGTGGCGCGGTTGGTGCTTTATATTATGAGGGATTCCACGATTATAAACTCAAAGGCATACAATACACCAATCATGTTTTAAGCGGTTGCACAATTTACAAAAGAACTATGATTGAAAAATATCCTTTCAGATGGCAAGAAGATTATTTACAAGCATTTCCAGATGCGTTGATTTGTATAGATGCGATAAACGAGTTTAAATATTATAATAATCATGAATTAATATGCAAACATGCACATACAGATTATGGAACAAGGTATGTTTAACAGTATAACAATAGATTCGACTAATTCAAGAACTGAATTGTGTGATCTGGGGGTTAAATATCCAACGGATAAATCGCCTTATAATACTGATGCAGGTTTGCATAAACATGCCTATACATCTATTTATAACCTTTTGTTTTCAAACATGAGATATAAGGATATTAAAGTTGGGGAGTTGGGGATCTTAGACAATCATTCTATGCATAGCTGGAGGGAGTTTTTTCCGAATGCTAAGCTATACGGTTTTGAGTGGTTTGATTCAAGAATAGAGAAAGCAAATAATGACAATATTGATTGTACTTACATTAAAATGAATGTAAAAGATGTTAACTCAATTACTGAAGGACTAACTATTTCTGGCAGTAATTTTGATATATTAATAGAAGATTCAACGCATGAATTTGAAGATCAAATAAGATTTATAAATGAAGCCTATAAGCATTTAAAGCCGGGAGGTATTTTAATAATTGAGGATATTTTTATAAATGCAAATGAAGCAGATTATGTTCATTCAATAGAGCATTTATCTGATTATTTTGCTTCTTCAACATTCATATTTGCAAATCATAATTTAAAAAATTCTGCAGGATGGAATAATGATAAATTACTTGTATTACATAGAAACGATAAACCATGTTTTTAAATATTATAACGCCTTGTTCAAGACCTCAGAATTTACATCTAATTGCTGAGAGCATTAATTTACCTACTTATGCTTATAGATGGATTGTTGTTTTTGATGGAGATGCAATTCCTGACCATATTCCTGATATTTGTGAACCTTATTCTGTCAAGGTGATAGGTAGTATATCTGGCAATGCTCAAAGAAACCTTGCGCTTGATTTAATTACAGATGGGCATGTTTATTTTAATGACGATGACACAATTATTCAACCAACATTATGGGATGAGATAAAAGAAAAGGATGCAGATTTTATTTCTTTTAAACAAGCTAATAAGAATGGTTCATTAAGACTTGAAGGAATAGAAATTAAACCAAATTTTATTGATTCTCATAATTTTATAACATCTATTGAATGTATAAAATCAAGATGGGTATTGGATAGATACGATGCGGATGGGATTTTTGCAAGTGAATGTTTTAAAAATGCAAAACAACATTTATATATTCCTAAAGTTTTATCAGTATATAATTTTTTAAATTAACAGTAATGGCAAATTTACAAAACTTAACTCCATGGAAAAAAGGTCAGTCAGGAAATCCAAAAGGTAAGGATCGCAAGTATGTAACCTTACTCAAAGATCAGGGGTATAGACTTGGCGAGATCAATGATACAATTCAGGTTATGATGTCAATGACTATTAAGGAATTGAAAGAAGTTTATGATCATGTGGATGCTACGATCTTAGAAAAAACGATAGCTAATGCGATGAATAAGAGCCTTAGCAAAGGCAGTCTTTACAGTATGGATACGTTACTAACCAGAGTTTACGGAAAGCCAAGAGAGCAGGTAGAGATTCAGCAGGATTCAAAGATTGAAGTTGTATTTGTAGAGGGTAAAACTATTTTATGAGGTTAGAACTGCCAAAACCACATATAAACCAGCAACAGATATTAGAGTGTGATGCTCGTTTTATTGTTGTAATGTGCGGCAGAAGGTTTGGCAAGTCTGAACTATCCCAGATTATAGGAATTAAAGAAGCAATAAAAGGTGGTCAGGTTGCATACATCACCCCGACTTATAAGCTGGCGAAAGTATTTTTTGAAAAGTTAACATCGGCTTTACCTTTTAAAAACAATATTTCTGATCTTAAAATCTATTGCCCGAATAATGGCAGTATTGAGTTTTATACTGGTGAGAGGCTGGACAATTTAAGAGGTCGAAAATTTCATTTAGTGATCGTGGATGAATCAGCATTTATTCCTGATCTTAAAAGCGGATGGCAGAATAGTATTCGACCAACTTTGACAGATTACCAGGGGAAAGCGGTTTTCTTATCTACTCCCAGAGGTAAGAACTATTTTTATTCTTTGTTCATGAAGGGTGGAGAAACGGACTGGAGCAGCTTTAAATTTACAACGTATGACAACCCCTATATTAATATCAGAGAGATTGAGGATGCAAAATTACAACTTCCTGCCGTTGTATTTGAGCAGGAGTATTTGGCGAATCCTTCCGAAAATAGTGCGAATCCTTTCGGTAGTGCATTTATCAGGAATTGCATTAAGCCGATTTCAGCGCAACCGATAGTAAGTTATGGGATTGACTTAGCAAAGTCTGTGGATTTTACAGTAATAATCGGACTGGATGACAATGGAAATGTAGCATATTTTGATCGCTTTCAAATGGACTGGCATAACACTAAAGAGAATATAAAGCGTTTACCTCCAGCACCGATATTGGTAGATAGCACCGGAGTAGGTGATCCAATACTCGAAGACTTAATGCGGGAAGGAATTAATATTGAAGGCTTGAAATTTACCAGTCAATCAAAGCAGCAATTAATGGAGGGACTTGCTCAGGCAATCCAGCAGCGCAGGATAGGTTATCCAGATGGCGTGATTGTGGATGAATTAGATATTTTTGAGTATCAATTTACTGCTAATGGCGTTCGGTATTCAGCACCTTCGGGATTTCATGATGACTGCGTAGTTGCTTTAGCTTTATCTTGGCAGAATTTTAATTTTAAACGAGGATCGGGGCGTTATGCCTTTGCTTAATTATGAAATGGAATCAATTAACACTTTGGCAGTATCAACAGATCATGCCTATTTTACAAAATCCTGATAAGGACTGGACAGAACTTGATAAGGAAGTCAAGCTATTGACTATTATAACTGGATTGACTGAGCATCAGATTGATAGCTTAGGGATTCAGGACTTAAAGGAGTTGCGTAAAGATTTGCAATTTCTGGATGAGCCGATTGAGGGAAGCGCAGTTAATTACATTAAGGTTAACGGAAAGCAGTACCGAATTAATTACGACATCAAGAACATGCCTTTTGCGCGGTACATTGAAAGCAAGGTTTTCAGCAAAGATACTGTTGCAAATCTGCACAAGATTGCAGCTTCAATGATTATTCCGCAAAAAAAGAATTGGATGGGTAAATGGAAGGATGAAAAGTATGATGCAAGCAAGCATGAGGAATATTCCCAGGACATGCAGGAAGCGAATTTCATTGACGTATATCATTCGTTGGTTTTTTTTTATCAAGTCTACAGAAATTGGATAGAGGTTTCGCAGGATTATATGAAGCAGGAAGTGATGAAGGCGGGGATGACCGAGCAACAAGCGGATACGGTGCAGCAGCTTTTATGCGAATCTATGGATGGCATTATACCACTAAACTTATTGCCGATCACGAAAATATTACAAATTCGGAAGCATTTGACTTAAAAACTATTGAAGCCTTAAATGTGATGGCTTATTTAAAATCAAAAAATGCGTATGATTTAGAACAAAGCAAGCGGCTAAGATAGTCGCTTTTTTTGTTAGATATTAAAAAGGTATTTGGCTATTTATATTTATGAGTGAAGCAAAAGCACAAGCGCAAGCCTTGCGAGATAGATTTTTAACAACTATCGGCGATAAGTTTGATCTAATTGATCCAACAGAATACCCAGTTGCTGAACAGATACTCATTTTTTACGGCAGAGAGTTCAATGATGAAGTTCAAAAGAATCTAAGCAAAAGCGGTTCGATTGCTTCAGGTAAGATTGGAGATTTAACAGTTCCAAAGGTTCGAAAGTTTGGAAACGATTATGAGATGTATCTGGGTTATGATAAGGATAATCCTGCATCAGTTTATTACAAATTTGTAAACAAGGGAGTGCGAGGGGTTGGAGGTGTAAACGCAAGACCAAAAAGGGTTGCATCGGATTCACCTTATGCTTACAAAACTCCGTTCCCAAATGCAAAAATGGCTAATTCTATTTTGCAATGGTATAAGTTAGGGAAAGCCAAAACAACATCTGAAACACAAAAAAAGAATTTAAGCAAGACGCAAAGGAAAAATAAAAAGCTCAAACAGATAGTAAATAAAGCAGATTCCTTAAAGGCTTTAGCGTATGCAACTGCTTCGGCTATTAAAAGGGATGGATTAAAAACAACATCATATTTTGATAATGCAATCAAGACAGTATTTAATAAGGATTTTTTCACAGCGATGGCTACTGCTTTTGGTGGGGATGTTCAGCTTCAAATTAGGCAAATTGGAAATAAATTAGAAAATGGCAATAACATTAAATAGTCAACCAGCAACTTTCCCAAGTATGCATGAGGATCTTTGGTTTGTGGCTTCTTCAACAAATGTAGGAACTACGAATTTTAAATTTGTGTATGATCTTTACATCAATGGTGCGCAAGTAAGCAGGAATAAAATATATCCTTCACCTTCGGCAGATGGCAGCTATGGAGTTTTCAATGCTTCGCAAGTTGTCAGATCATACGTGACTAATTATTTCGAGCCTTCGGGGACAACTGTTTTAATGGCATCAAATGATAAGATAAAAGTTAATTATCAGGTCAGGATAGGAGAGGAAGTGAGCGGTGCAGTTATTGCAAATTTAGCATCCGGTAATTTTTCAGCCTACAATTATTATGCGCCGTTATTTGGGGATATATTTACAGAGAATGGGGACATTCCTTTAGTCTTATCAAATTACTATGATAATTTACTAATTGAAAACTATACAGATGACTGGTTATCAGATCGGGATAATTCAGAAATACCTATTGAATACGGCGATCAATTTTTTATCACGTTTTTAAAGATCACATCTGGAGCTTATAAGCTATGGGTGCAACCGACAAATGAAAACGGAACATTAGGTACTGCAGTAAGCGGAGATATTACCATGACCGGGCAGTTCAACTTATTTAATTTCCAAGCTGCGGCAATCAATTCTTTTATAGGTTCGACAGTTATAACAGAGAATACCTTTGGTTACAATGTTTACATCACATTAGGTGCGGCAGTTACCAGAGTATTAAAGTTTAAGCAGGTTTGCAATCCGAAATACCGGCAGTACAATCTTCACTTCCTAAACCGATTAGGTGGTTACGATACAATGGCTTTCCGTTTGGTAAATAAACGTAGGTCAGAATTTCAAAGAAGTTCATACCGGAGAAATCCATACAAATTATCGGGCGGTCAGATGACAAATATTGATGCTTTCAACAAGTACAATGAAACTACTTCAAACTTTGCAATTCAGCATACCGATTATTACATGCTTACAAGCGACTGGGTGAATGATCAGGACTATGCATGGCTTGCTCAGTTGGTAGCTTCGCCGATTGTTTATATGGAAGTGCAAGGTGCATTCTTCCCGGTCACGATTAGGAATACAAATTACCAGTATAAATACAAGGTTGCTGATAAGCTATTCAATTTTGATTTAGAGGTTGAAATAGGCAAATACTTAAATAGTCAATTCAGATGATAAGGACTGAAATCTATATTGAGGATAATTTGATTGATTTGTTGAAGGACATTTCAACGGACTTTAGTTATTCAGTTGATGATGTCAAGGATTTCGGAAGCAAAAATACTTCATTTAGCAGGACTATTTCAATACCAGCGACTGCCAGAAACAATCAGATTTTCGGTTTTGCTTTTGAGATCAATATGGCTCAAGAACATAACATGGATTTGCCAAACGTAAACACGAATTTTACTGCATCCCAAGCCGCAAAGTGTGAGGTTTACATTGATAGGATTCAAATTTTCAAGGGCGTGATTAGGATTCTTGAGATAGTAACTGATAAGGGAATCACAGAATATCAATGCGCAGTATTCGGAGAGTTAGGCGGATTTATTACAGAGTTAGGGAATAGAAGATTAGAGGATTTAGATTTTAGTCAGTACAACCATACCTACAATGTAACTGAAATTGAAGACAGTTGGGATGTAGTTAACGGATCTGGATATTATTATCCGTTGATTGATTATGGAAATGTTTCAGCTAATAAAGATGATTTTAGCGTTTCAGCTTTTCGCCCGGCCTTGTATGTTAAGGAGTACATCGAAAAGATATTTGAAGGCACAAGCTATACGTTGAATTGTGATTTCTTTGATACTGCATTTTTCAAAACTTTAATAATCCCGAATAATAGTCAGGGAATCAGAGGTACGAATGATCGTTTTATTTTAGGCACGAAAACAATCTCGCAAGTCTTGCTCAATAGCAATACACCAACTGCAAGGAGTGCAGACTTGCCTTTTGATACTACTGTTTTATTGGATGTTACCGAAAATGCAGGAAAAAGTATTTTCACTTATACAGGTACGACAAAAACAGTCAGAACAATTGCTTCGATTACTGGAGTTTATCAAACGGATGCGGCTTCCTCAATTACTGCAACTTTGTATATTGGTGGGGTTGCAGTTCAGGCGTTCACTCAAAATACGTTTTCGGCAAATAATCCTTTTACGTTTACTTTTGATTTTACTGGTGACATTTTAAATACAAACACAGTCAGAATTGAATTAAGCGTTCCAGTCGCTGCGAATACTTACATAGTAACAATCTCAAGCGCAAACATTAACCTTGCTCAGATCACTTCCCAGATTGTTGATGTGGCGTATAATGGAGTAATATCAATCAATGAGAATTTACCTAAAGGAATATTTCAGAAAGATTTCTTTTTGTCAATCTGCAAGATGTTTAATTTGTACGTTTTTCAGGACAATATAAACGAAAAACAAATCAATATTTCACCTTACATTGATTTCTATTCATCATCGGTGACTAATAGTTTAGACTGGTCGCAAAAGATTGATACTGGTTCGGCGATGTCAATTAAACCGATGTCGCAATTAAACGCCCGATACTATGCTTACAGATATACGGATGATATTGATTATTACAACGAAAACTATAAAAAGAAGTACGTGCAGAGTTATGGAGACTTTATTTATGATTCAGAATTTGATTTTGTAAAGGATACGTCAGGGACTAATATAATTTTTGCACCAACAGTATTGTTGCAACCAACTACGCATGGTCATCTTGACAAATATTTTTCAGCAATTTATAAATTGTCAAATTACAATACTCAAGAAGATCCGATGGATTCAGTCATTCGGATATTAATGGCTAAAAAATTAAGTATTGCGCATCAATGGCATATTAAAAGTGGCGTGAATGGGGCGGGGAGTAATTTAGCTTCATTGACTACTTACGGCTATGCTGGTCATTTGAATGATCCGGTAACGCCGAGTATTGATATTAATTTCGGAGTACCAAAGGAACTTGAATTTCCTGCAACAACTTACCCGACAAATAATCTATTTAATACCTATCATAAGCCTTATATCTTAGAGATTACGGATATGGAATCCAAACTATTGACATGCCGGGTTTATTTGACGGCAGTTGATATTTACAATTTAGATTTCAGCAAATACATTTGGATTAATGGCGTATTATTTAGGCTTAATAAAATAAGTTCCTACGATCCGACATCGTACCGGACTACACAAGTTGAATTATTAAAAGTTATAAACACAGACTGATGGCAGAGGAAATAATAGGTATAAAAATTACAACCGATGCCGGGCAAGCAACGGAACAAGTCAAGAAATTAGACGATGCTTTTGATCAAACCGACAAATCGGTAAAGTCATTAAGAACCCAATTAAAGGAGGCGCAGGCAGATGTTGGATTGCTTTCTGATAAGTTTGGTGCAACATCTAAAGAGGCAATTAATGCGGCCAAGCGTGCAGCGGATCTAAAAGATAGGATTGGAGATGCTAAAGCGTTGACCGATGCATTTAATCCGGATGCTAAATTCAAGGCGGTGGCTTCCTCATTGGCTGGTGTTGCTGGTGGGTTCGCTGCGCTGCAGGGCGGGATGGCTTTATTTGGTAAAGAAAATAAGAATGTTGAAGCTGCTTTATTAAAAGTAAATGCCGCAATGGCATTATCTCAGGGATTGCAGTCAGTTGGTGAAAGCATTGATTCATTCAAACAGTTGGGTGCAGTAATTAAAAGCACTACAACCTTCCAGACTTTAAACAATGCAGCAACGCAAACGGCGGTAACAATTCAGAAAGCCTTCGGTATTGCAACTGTTCAGACCAGCGTTGGATTCAATATTTTAAAGGGTGCGATTATAGCGACTGGTATCGGTGCATTAGTTGTTGCTTTGGGATTAGTGATTAATAACTTTGACAAAATTAGCAGCTGGATAAAGAACAGCCCGCTTGGCGACTTAGCAAAAGGCGTCGGTAATTTGGTTACGCAATTTACTGACTTTATTGGAGTCACAAGCGAGGCGGAAAGGAATCTGGACAAGTTATCAGCTGCAAATAAACGCGCAAATGAAGACATTGAAAACAGAATCAAAGTTTTAAAAGCGCAGGGCGGTTCTGAAAAAGAGATTTATGAGTTAAGTAAACAAAGAAATGAAAATGAACTAAATGATCTGAGAAATGCAAGTAAGGTAAAAGGGACATTAACGGAAGAAGAACAGAAAAAGTTTAGGGATTTAAAAGTTCAGCAATTAGTTTTAAGTGCGGAATTTAATAAGAAAAGTGCGGAGGAAGATAAAAAAGCAGCAGAGGAAGCAAAGAAGAAAAGGGATGAAGCGAACAAACAAGCTATTGAAGATAAAAAGAGTGCTGATAAAATGTTGCTTGATTTGCAGAATCAAAAGGCATTAGCTGAAATTACTTCAGAGGATGATAAGGCAAAAAAACAAGCGGAGATAAATAATAATGCAAGGATCTCTGAAATTGATGCTTTAAAGATTGACATAAAAACTAAGAATGAGTTAAAAAAAGCAAGTGAAGCGACTTATCAGTTAGAAGTTAATGCAATTGATAACAAAATAAAAGAAGATCAAGCAAAGAAGGATAAAAAGTTCGAAGAGGATTTACAAGCTACTTTATCAGATGCTCGTATTGCTGCATTTAAGGAAGGCAAAGAAAAAGAAATTGCAGCCTTAAATGAAAAAATGCTTGAGGAAACTAATAAAATACTTAACAATGCAGATTATACCGAAAAACAAAAAGGCATATTAATTGCGGCGTTAAAAAACAAAAATGGTGCAGAAGTTGCGGCGATTGATAGCAAATTTTTAAAGGAGGCTAACGATAAAGAGTTTGATAAATTTAACACAATAGTTAATAATGAAAATTTAACATTTAAGGAAAGGAAAAAAGGTCTTGATAATGCAGGTGCTTTAAATAAAAGATTGTACGACGAGGGCAAAATAAGTGGAGAAGAATATAATAATACTGAAAAAAAATTATCTGAAGCGAGAATTGAACTTAGTAAAAAAGAAGCAGCATCCAGAGCGGAGAATGCACAGAAAATAAGCAGCACCTTAAAGAACGTAGCTAAAGCAGTTGGTGAGCATACGATTGCAGGAAAGGCGGCAGCGGTTGTTTCAACAACAATAGACACATATATGTCTGCAACTGCGGCATTTGCATCATTAGCAAAAATACCAGTTGTCGGTGTTCCTTTAGGTATTGCGGCGGCGGCAGCAGCAGTTGTTGCTGGATTCAAAAATGTAAAATCTATTTTAGCGGTAAAAACTCCTCCAGTTCCTGGCGGATCATCAGAGCCGGGATTCATTGATATACCTTCTCCTGCTGGTGGTGGTGTTGGTTCGATGGGTTCAATACCTACAATTAATCAAATGGACACTCCAGATTTAGGTGGCGGAGGTGGCGGTGGTGTTGATCGTGCATCAGGGGATACGATAGTCAGGGCGTATGTTGTTGAAACAGATATTACCAATAGTCAGAGCAGGATGCAGGAGATTGAAAACAGAGCAAGATTTGATTAAATGATAAACTTTTAAATAAAAGCTATTTATAAACATGAATACTGAAATCCCTATTTATATGCTTGACATTACGGATAGCATTGAAGATGATTCACAAGTCGATTTTATCGCATTGGTAGATCGCCCCGCAATACAAAGAAATTGGAATGCATTTAACAAAACACAAAAATTTGAAGTCACTAATGAAGACCGCCGCATTATTTCTGGGGCTATTATGTTGGCTGATACGCCTATTTTTAGATCTGATAATACTTATGGTGATTATTACGTGGCTTTTAGTGCGAGCACTATTATCAAGATTGTGCAGAAATTTTTCAAAAAAGGATTCCAAAGCAACGTGAATTTAATGCACAATTCCAATCAACAATTTGAGGGCGTTACTTTATTTGAAAGTTTTATATCAGATTCTTCCAGAGGTATTATGCCGATGAAAGGTTTTGAAGATGCGCCAGAAGGGAGTTGGTTCGGTTCTATGATTGTCGAAAATGATGAAGCATGGGCAAAAGTAAAAAGCGGAGAGATAATGGGTTTCAGCGTTGAGGGGTTATTCAGTTATAAACCAAAGGAGGTAAATCAAGCCGCATCATTAATGGATGCAATCAAGAAAATATTATCAGAAGTTAAGTGATAAAGAATCAATTTTTAACTATTTAAATAAAAAGTATGAACGCACAAGAAGCAATTTTAAAAATAAAGGCTTTGTTTGATGACAACATTTTGCCAGTTGAAGCCGAAGATACTAAGGTTGAAGAAACTAAGGTTGAGATGGCTGAATATTCTTTAATGGACGGCACTAAGGTTGAGATTTCAGCTTTAGAGATTGGCGGATTGGTAACGCTTGAAGGTAACCCTGCACCGGTTGGAGATCATGAATTAATGGATGGAACGGAAATCACTTTAGATGAAAATGGTATGATTACCGCAATCGAAACTAAAGTAGTTGAAGCAAGTCCAGAGGTTGATGTTGAGGCTGGTTACGATAAGAAGAAAGAGGAAGAAATGGCTAAGGCATTTAATGAGGTGATTGCAGAATTAATCAAGGCAAATGATGCAAAGATTGCTGAACTTGAAAACAAGGTAAAGCAGGGATTTCAACAAGTAGCTGATTTGATTGAATCAATTTCACAAACTCCGACAGAAGATCCAATTAAAAAACCAAATAGCTTTACTGAATTTGTAAAAACAAACAGTATAAAAGAACAAAGAATAAACAAGTATAGAGACGCAATTTTAAACAAATAAAAATAAAAAACGATGGCATTTGACGTATCAACCTTAGCCGCTTATACCGAGCAAAACGAAGCCTTACTGGTAACGGATTCAGTTTTAGGCGCAAAAACTGCCGCTTTAATTAAGAGCGCAGGAAACGTAATGATTGGCGTGAAAAGCGCGGAGACAATCAATATAATGGACACAGACGCAATATTCCAAGCTGGTGGTAGCTGCGGATTTACTGCTTCAGGTTCAACAACTTTCACTCAGAGAACTGTGACAGTTGGTAAGATAAAAGTAAATGAGGCACTTTGTCCAAAAGACTTAGAATCTAAGTATTTACAGAAGGCATTGCCTACTGGTTCAATGTATGATTCTATTCCATTTGAGCAAGAGTTTGCTGATAAGAAAGCAAAGACAATCGCTTCTCAGTTGGAAACTGCATTATGGCAGGGAGATACTGATTCAGTGAACGTAAACCTTAACAAGTTTGATGGGTTAGTTAAATTGATCGGTGCTGCATCTGGGCCGGTAGCTGCAAACTCTGCAACTTATATTGCAACTGCGCCAATTAGTGCTGCAACTGGAATCATTGCTACAAACGTAGTTTCAATATTTGATGGTGTTTACAAGGCAATTCCTGCTCAGGTAGTAGCTGCCGATGACATGACAATATTCTGCGGTCAAGATGTTTTTAGGACGTACACAATAGCGTTGAAAAATGCTAACATGTTTAACTATTCTTTTGATGGAAAGGCTGATTCTGAATTTGTATTGCCAGGAACTCCGATCAAGGTTATTGCTTTGGCAGGATTGAACGGAACGAATAAGATTTATGCTTTGAGACTTAGCAACTTGTTCTTAGGAACGGACTTGCTAAACGAAGAAGATAAGTTTGAAATCTTCTACGCAAAAGAAGCAGATCAGGTTCGTTTTGTATCTGAGTTCAAAATGGGTACAAACGTAGCTTTCCCAGATGAGATCGTAAAGTTCATTTTATCATAATTAACGAGGGTGTAAAAACCCTCTAATTTTTTAAATTTAAATTTCAATATTATGCCATGCGCATTAACACAAGGATATAGCTTAGATTGTAGAGATAGCTTAGGCGGTATTGTCGAAGTATATTTCACAGAAGCCGCAAACGTAACAACAACAACCGAAGCGAGTGGTGTAATAACTGCTTTGACTAAGGCTGCTGGTAAGCGTTTTTGGAAGTATGCTTTAGTGAAAGACACTTCAATGTTTAACCAGACAATGACTGCTTCTGTTGCAAACGGAACTGTTTTCTATGGTCAAGAATTGCAGATCATTTTAAATAAGCTACAAACGAATACAAGGAATGAGTTGCTTTTATTAGCGCAAAATTCTTTGGTCGCGGTTGCAAAAGATAGCAACGGAATATATTGGTACTTAGGTAAAACCAGAGGTATTGATATGACTGCAAATGCAGCTTCAACCGGAACTGCACAAGGAGATAGAAGCGGATTTACTTTGACTTTTACTGGTTCTGAACCAGCATTAGCACCAAGCGTAACTTCAACTGTTTACAATGCTTTAGAAACTCCAGGAGTATAATTTTTCATAGTAGGTTTAGGTGAGCCGCTGATCGTAATGGTCAGCGGTTTTTTTATTTTGTAAAATTTACATCACTTTGCTATTTAGTGTTATATGATCAGGTTAACCAAAGGACAAACACATTTAGTCATATTGACATTAACTGAAAAACAGTTATTGACTAACCCGAATTACTTATTTGTGTTCACAAATAGAAGCGCAAATACAGAGATTAAATTTGTGAGGTTAAACAATACCGATTTAAGCGTTTACAAGGATCGGTACAATGAGTTTAGCTTTGTTACAAATACTAATTTTGCGAATGCTTTAAATGGTCAATATGATTATCAAATTTATGAGCAAGCAAGCACAAGCAACCTAAACCCTGCCGGATTAAATATGCTTGAATCAGGGATTATGGAATTAGTCGGAACTGCTTTTGAGTTCACAGAATATACAACAACAGATACTTACAAAATCAGACAATAAATGGATCTAAGAGTAGTCACATTTGCGGAGGCAAGGCAACCAGAATTTAAAGAAAAGAAAGGCGAAGGTTATATTCAATACGGAGATCGTAACGATTACCCGAATTATTTAGTTGACCTTTTCAATAAGTCTGCCAAGCATAATGCTATCATAAAAAGCAAGGTGCATTATATTTCAGCAAATGGCTGGAAAGGTAGCGAAGCAGCAGAGCCATTTATTGAGAAAGTCAATCGGATGGAAAGCCTTAATGATTTAACCCGAAAGGTTTCTTTGGATGCGGAATTATTCGGCGGTTATTATTTAGAAATTATCTTTTCAGCTACCGGGCAGTTATCAGAGATTTGGCATTGCGATTATACCAAAATCAGAACTAACAAGGACAATACACAATTCTGGTACAAAGAGGAATGGACTGATCGTCTTGAAAAGCCGCAAGTTTATCCAGCATTTAATCCAGCTATTCCAAAAGGAAAACAAATCCTTTATGTCAAGGAATATCGCCCAAACATGGGTTTTTATTCATTGCCGGGTTACTTCGGTGCGCTTAATTATATTGAATCAGACATTGAAATCTCTAAGCACGTTTTGGGAAATGCTCAGACTGGATTCTCTGCAAGTAAACTAATTACTTTACCAAACGGAGAGCCTTCAGATGAGGAAAAGCGTAACATTGAAAAAAGGTTCACAAACAGATTTTCGGGATCTGATGGTAAGAAATTCATTTTAGCGTTCGTAAACGATAGCGCAAGAAAGCCAATCGTTGATGATCTTGGGACTTCGGATATTACTAAGGAAGATTTCGGCAGAGTAGATTCATTGATTCAAACTAATATTTTCAGCGGTCATCAGATCACAACTCCTTCCATTTTTGGTATTGCCGAGGCTGGGAAGTTGGGTTCACGTTCAGAGATGCGAGATGGCTACGAGATTTTTAAAAATACTTATGTAAATAGTAAGCAGATGCACTTAGAAAGTGTTTTCAATATGCTATTTAAATATCGTGGCATTGAAGAACCTGATTTAAGCATCATCCCGACTGAACCGATCGGTTTTGACTTCAGCGAAAATTTACTTAAAGACATTGCACCTAAAGAATGGTTATTAGAAAAGGCTGGAATTGATATTTCAAAGTATGAGCCAGTAGTGCAACCAGCGCAATTTTCAGACGATTTCAGCGCATTTTTTGAGTTTGGCGAAGCAAAGGAAGGTTTCAATATTTGGAAGCAAAAGGAAAGGTTTGACGATGATTCAGAGAATCAAATGTTTGCAGAAGTAAATCAGTTACAAGCGAATGTTTTGGACTTAATGTCTAAAGATAAGCGCATTACTCCAGAGGTATTAGCAACAACCTTAGATCAAAGCGTTGATACGATTAATTTGGTGATTAAATCGCTTGTTGATAACGGATACGTGCAAGTGAATGAGTATGTTATCGGAGAGGGCATTGATCAAAACACGATCACAGAGCATATATTAACAGAGCCGCTGGCAGATATTTTGATGAAGGTCAAGCCGCAAACAAAAGAGATTTTAATAAGATATTCTTACGAATGGAAAAAAGGATTTAATAACCGGGATAAGAAAACAAGCAGGCCGTTTTGTGTGGCTTTGTTGGAAGCCGATAAGATGTATTCACGTTCAGAGATTGAAAGCCTAAGCGCAAGATTAGGGTATTCTGTATGGGATCGTCGGGGCGGTTGGTATACAGAACCAGGAACCGAGAAGCACAGTCCAAGTTGCAGACATCAATGGGTATCTAATATAGTAACAAGAAGATGAGCAAGAATACATTATTTATTTCCGTTCAATCAATCAAAGATAGAACTGGGTTACATGCAAACGTAGACGAGAAATTGGTACTGCCTGAGATTAAGACTGCTCAGGACATGTATATTCTCCCGGCGTTGGGTTCGGCTTTATACAACGAATTACAAACTGCGGTCGAGGCAGCTACTTATACGCAGCTTCAAACAACTTTACTGGATGACTACATAGTTGATTGTCTTATTTACTTTGTGATGTCTGAATTGCCGCAGGGTTTATCATTTCAGTTTTACAATAAAGGACTTTTACGCAAGACTGGCGAAAATCAGGAATCTCCTTCAATGCAAGACATGATTGATGTTGCAAATAGATATAAAGCAAGGGCGGAATTTTATAAGCAAAGATTGATTAAATACCTAAAGCAGAATAATGCTTTGTATCCTAATTATCTAAATTTTGGTTCAGGAATTGATTCAATCAAACCTGATAATGAAGGTTATACAGTCAGCATGTATCTGGGAGATGCTTGCTGCAATGATGACTATACGGACGATCATAAACGGCGCAAAACTTTTTCAGAAAAATATCAGGGAAATATAGGATGTTGTTAAATGAGCAAGGAAGTAAATTTCAAAAATCAAAATAAGCTAAAAGTTTATTTAGAAAAATCTAAAAAAAATGACGTTAAATCAGATAGTAAAAGAGTTAACCAAACTGGGAAACGATCACGAACAAATTAATTTTGTTTATTTCGGTGATGTGTGGGAAAGGTTAAGCAATGGTGAGGTCACTTACCCTGCTATGTTTTTTACTTTGACTGGTGCAACAGTAGGGCCTAAAGAAATAGCATATTCATTTAGTCTTTACTTTATGGATCGGATGCTGATGGAAGAAACAAACGAAACGGAAGTTTTATCCGACATGACACAAGTATCCGGGGATATTGTTGCACAGTTGAGATACCCAGAGGATTATTCAATCGTAACCTGGACGCCTTCGCAAAATATGCCTTTAAGTTTTTTTACAGAAAGTGATCCCGATTTATTAGCTGGTGTTAAGTTAGATACTACCTTAACTGTGCCGTTTTTAAATGATAGATGTCAAGTACCTTCTAATTATCAATTTTAATGGAATCGAAAAAAATAAACCAATTAGCAACTGAATTATCTCCAGCGCTGGATGACTTGACAATAATAGGAGATCCGACGACCGGCATAAGTAAAAAGATTACGCTATCACAAATGGCTTCTTTATTTACCGGAACTGTTGAGGAATACGCAAATCTTGCGGCTTTTCCTTTGGTTGGCGTTGCGGATACGATTTACATAGCTTTAGATACCAACGTATTATATCGTTGGAATGGTAGTGCTTATGTTGAATTATCGCCAAACATTATAAACTCCTTAGTATTTAGTGATGCAAATGGATTTGATGGTACAATTACTTTAGTTGGTTCGATTGCAACCTTAACAATCACAACTGCATTAACTTTGGGATCTGTGCCATTTATCGGTGCTTCGGGTGCATTAATTCAGGACAATGCTAACTTGTTTTATGATGACACTAACAATAGGTTAGGAATCGGAACTAATGCGCCAACTACGCCGCTTGATGTTTTCGGATCTGGGATTATTGGAAGGATAAACGGAACATCAACAAACAACGGATTTTTAGGATTCGCAAGTGCAGGGACAAATAAATGGTCGGTTGGTAATGTGCAGTCTGATCATAGGTTTAGAATTTTTAGCGAGGCAAATTCTGCAGAATTAATTACCCTACTGCAAACTGGTGAGTTTGGAATCGGGATTGCAAATCCAACTACAAAGCTACATTTAGATGGTGGCGCAACTGCGCTAATTGCAAACTTGGATGCAAACGTATCTGTTGCAAAAAGTTTAAGTTTTCGTTCAGATAATTCCAATCGAATAAACTTAGAGGTAAGCGGAACAGAATCAGGATCTAACGTTGGTGCTGATTTCTTTATCAGAAGATACTCAGATGCTGGTGCATTGATTGATACGCCTTTCACAATCACGAGATCAACTGGTAATGCAACTTTTAGTGGTATTTTAATTACGCCGCAAGTAAAAGCTGCAACAAGTGCAGGATTAAGTATCAATGCAAATAGTGGTACACAAGTTGCTGTTTTTGGTGCTGGTGGTAGTGCTAATATTACTTTCTTTGGAGGCTTAAGTGGTACAAGTGCTACGTTTACCGCATCAATAACTCCATTAATATTAAAATCTACTTCTGCAACTACAATGTATACAGAGTGGTATTACAATACTTCTACATTGGTTGGTTATATTGGTAATGGTACTGGTATATTAACTGGCGCAAATGCAAGTGATTTTATATTTAGAAGTGAAGCTGATTTTGTTGTTGCAACGGGCGGTAATAATAGAAGATTGACTATTTCATCAGCTGGAGTAGCTACGTTTACTGGCGATGTAATATTGCCTTATAATAAATCATTAGCATTTAATTCCATATCAAATCAATACATATCTGCTGATGCTTCGAATCTTTATTTAGGTACTGCAAATGCATCAAGATTACAAATTGATACATCTGGAGTAGTTACTATTAATGGTTTAGGTACTGGCGCAGTTCAAGCTACGGCAGGGGTTTTGAGTGTTGTTTCTGATAGTAAAGCTAAAGATATTGAAGGTGAGTATATAGGTTCGGCATCTGAAGCTATTTCAGAAATACCAAAGCCGGTTTATTGGAATTATAATACTAATAGTGGTTATGGTAAAAATGCAGAAAGTGTAAAACAATTTGGGTTATTAGCAGACCAAGTTCATTCTGCATTAGGTGAGGAATTTGCACCCACGCAAGGAAGTTATAATAATGAAGGAGAATTTGTTCCAAAAATAATAGATGGTGAGAAGTCTTACGGACTATCAGACAGAGCATTATTATCATTAGCTATTCAGGCTATTCAGGAATTAGAAGCACGTATTAAAGTTTTAGAGGATAAGCCTTGACAGAAAAACAACCCAATAATTAAGCATATTTGACAAAAAATCAACCCTATGAAAGAAGAAGTACAACCCGAATCGAAAAAGTTAACAGTACAATTAACTGCGATTGAATGGAATGCAGTATTGGCAGTCATTGAGGAATCAACTGCACCGCACATTCAAGTGAAAGCAGTAGCTGCAGAATTAGTTAAACAATTACAACCTCAGATTAAAGATGACAAATAATAACGCCGATTTGGCGACCGTAGTTTCCGTATCAGGCGCAATGCTAAGTATTGCAAATGTGCAACCGATAGTGACTTTATTGGCTTCTCTGGTCGCTATAATCAGTGGAATTTTTGCCATTAGGTATTACATTAAAGCAACCAATAAAATAAAATGAAAGCAGAAGAAATTGAATTTATCGAAAACGAGGTAAAAGTAAACCTCATGCCTGAAATTAAGAAAGCAGTTCCAGGAGTTTTGGGATGGGTTTTAAAGGTGGTTTTTCCAAAGTTGGAACGCAAGATTATTGACTTCATTATTGGGATTGTTGAGAACATCTTAAGCAAGAAAAAGTGAGTGCAGGACAATTAACTACTAACTTTCACATCCGCGAGTTTAAGTGCAAGGATGGAAGTAAAGTCCCCGAAGCATTAGAAGCAAATGTGAGGCTATTAGCTGACCAGCTACAAGTACTTAGGGACTTTATTGATATTCCTATCACTTTAAATTCTGCGTATCGTACAGAGGCTTATAATGCCTCTATTGGTGGCAGTCCGAAAAGCCAGCATAAGTTGGCAAAGGCGGCAGATTTGGTGACATCAAAGTACACACCGAATGAGTTAGCTAAAATTATTAAGGATTTAATCAAAGAAGGTAAAATGATGCAAGGCGGCGTGGGTGTTTATCCCAGCTTTGTGCATTATGATTGTCGCGGTACTGAAGCACGTTGGTAACAAACAATTAAACTATAAATCATGAATTTCACAAAGGAAACATTAAGAAGGCTTGTTTTAGAAACTCCTTCCTACTTTAAAAAACTAATTTATTTCGGAATTACTCTCGGTGCGATTGGAGCAGGATTAATGGCTATCCCAGAACTATCTCAATTTTATGCAATAGGTGAAAAGCTATTGATTATTGGCTTAGTTTGTGGCGTGGTTTCAAAAACTGCGGTTCAAAACCGAAATCATATTTGATTTAAATAAAATGAATCAAGATGTAAGGAGAATACAGAGAAATGTTCATCTTATTAACCTATCTGGTAAAAGAGATGTACTGTTAATTAGCGACGCTCACTTCGACAATAAACATTGCAACAGAAAACTTTTAAAATCGCATTTGGATCAAGCTTTAGATCGAAATGCGATTATTTTGTTAGGGGGTGATCTTCTTTGTTTAATGGGAGGCAAATGGGATCCTCGATCAACAAAAAAAGATATTAGGCCAGAGTATAATTCAGGCCAATATGTTGACTTGATTGTTGAAGATATTGTAAATTTTCTTACTCCTTATGCTCATCATATAGCAGTTGTGGGTTATGGCAATCATGAAACTAACTTCATTAAAAGAAACGAGCATGACCCCTTGCTTAGGGTAGTGACCGAGTTGAATTTTAAAACCGGATCTAATATTCATACTGGAGGATATGGTGGTTGGATAGTATTCAAATACAATGATAACCATAGAATAAAAAGCTATAAAATGAAATACTTTCATGGTTCGGGTGGTGGTGGTATCGTGACCAAAGGGGCTATCTCACATCAGAGATTTGATGCTATGATTGATGGGGCAGACTGCATTTGGATGCAACATATTCACGACTTATGGGACATGACTATTCAAGTTGAAACTCTATCAAACAATTTTAAAACAAATCTTAAAGAGGTACTGCACATTCAAACATCAACCTATAAAGATGAATACAATGATGGTAATGAAGGGTGGCATGTAGAACGTGGCGCACCTCCCAAACCTTTAGGTGGTTATTGGATAGAATTAGATCCTGCCAGAATAACAGACGAAAATAAAAATACGGATTTTATAAAGATTTATGCAAAGGCTTATAAAACCGACCAACGAATATAAAGTCTATACGATAGGTGAATTGATGGAATTGAAAAAGATTAAGGAATCTGAATTAGATTTGATTAAAAAAAAACTTCGGGAATTAGTGTTAAAATTAAGGTAGGCAGAAAAAACAGTTGGTATGATGGTCTTGAAGGAGAAGTCTTTGAAGTGGAAGAAATACCAAACGGCTATGGAGATCACAAAGTAATTGACTGCTCTGATGGCTATAACCGCTGGATAAATAAGCATGATTTTATAAGTGTTTTTAACAAATAATAAGTGTTTTTCATATTAGATGCAATCAAATATAAAATTGCAAAAATGATGTGTTTTATTTGCTATAAGATATAATGCGAAACAAAGTTTCGGTTAGCAATTAGTTATAAGCCATTTTAGGACAGACCAAACAACTCGAAGCAATGAAACACTAAACTGCCACCATTTAATTGAAATGTGCCAATGTGTTTTCTGTTTCCATTTTCAGGCACATTATGACCAGTTCCAAATATTTCAAAAGCTCGTTTTGTTACAGTTGCATTTGGTTCTACTAAAGCCCAAATACAAGGCGTTTCATTTTGTGTTTGGATACATAGTATTTCCGCACCTTGTGGCATTTCTACTTGTTGAATATCCGTTGTTTCTAATTGATACTTAAAGATTTTTTTTGACATTGTTTTTGAATTAAATTGTTACACCAAACCAATAAAAAACGGCTTATAACAGTAGTTTGGCAAAATACCGCCACAAGCCTTTGTACTATAATTAAACATTCTGCAAGGCGGCACTTCGCCAAGCCACCAAACGTTAGGGAAACCCTAAATAAACTCCTCAATCTTATGGGTATCTAAGCCAGTATAGGTATGGATTAAATTTCTCAATGCAAAACCACAACTTTCAGCCATCTTCATTCTATTATCAATATCCATTTTATCGTAATCTTGATTGTCATACATCTTATCCATCAATGCGGTTTGAAAAATAATTGTAGCGTTCATAAAATCTCTTTTGGAATAATTTGGCTTATTCTCATCACCTTTTGCATCAGCGTTTTGATTTAACAAATCGTTGGCGATTAATTCTAATTCTTTTTTATAGCTTCTCATTTTATTTATTTTGATTTAATTAATTTCCAAACTAATTTGTAATGCGAAATAAACTTTCGGTTAGTGGGGAGTTATTGGCAACCGTAGGACACCCGACACCGAGCATCCTACGAACCACAAAAAAATTAACTTACGCTTTCATAAGATGAAAGCCTCCATAAGCGTTCATCTAAAATTTGGCTGTAAGTAGCCATTGCGTTCAATTGGATTTTAAGCAAACCACGTTGAACATTGTCGATGCCGTTGAAAGCATCGCTTTTTGATAAAGCCTCTAATTTGGCAATCTTTTCGTCTAATTGGCTTTTCTCATCTGAAAGCCTTGAAAGGAAATCATTCATTTTACTTTTTGTGGGTTTTATAACTCCGCCCAGAAGTTTTATTGTTTGAAAACTGCAACCACTAACCCCCAAACCAACCTACACCCCCAAACCAAAACAAAGAGGGTTATGTAAATTGTTAGAGTGATGAATATGAAGGCGGTGAGGATCATTAGTTATTTCTTTTTAAATATCTTTTTACGTTTATCAGTTTCAATCGTTTCTGAGTAAAATAATATAGTTATGGGGATAATTAATGATATTACATTCATAGCAACAAAATTCTGGGTAAAGCCAAAATCAAACCAATAATACAGCAAATTAATCGTCCATGATATTAGCGCGAAAAATACTGCGGTATTTCTTTTGCCAATCAACGTAAATATCAAGATGGAACATTCCAAACTAAATGCGAAGATCCAGCTAATTATGTAATCCAAATCTGTCTTCTTACTAATCATGTAAAACACCTCTGATGCGTGTGTTATTTGTGTTAATAAGGCAAAGCTTATTGTAATTAGGATAAATTTTTTCATGATTTTTCTATTTCTTTAAATGTTTTGTTGTAGTATTGTTCAAATTCTAATCTATGAAATTCTAAACTTTTATTTCCTATACAATAATTATTTTTAATGTATTCAAACATCTGTTGCTTTTCCATTTCTTTGGCTTGGTTATATGCTTCTACCATATCATTACCTATAAAGTATTGCATTCTTTGTAATTCATTAAAAAACCATTCTACTGCTGTCTGTTTCATAATAAATTTTCAAATGCTTTAATAATTGCAAAAATGATGTAGGATAATACTGCAGCTGCAATAATCCATTTAAAAACCTCTTGTGTTTGTAACTGTTTCATAATTTAAACCCCTCTCTTTTTAATAATTTGTCAATCTCCTGCTCGATTAATCGAGTCTGGGCAATGCGTTTACTTTTGCTAATAGTTTTTAAAGCGGCTCGCTTTTCATCGGTCAAGTAGACCGGAATTGATTTTAGTTTTTCTGTCATGTGTTTTTTATTTCTACAAATATAATAAATTTTATTAGAATTAAAATAAATAAAAAAAATATTAAAATAATTTTTAATTACAAATATTAACTTTATATTTGGCCATACCAAAACACAAAACGATTATGGAAATTTTCATCTTTTTTATTATTATGGCAGCTCTCCTGATTGGATTAGCTGGATTATGTGACTATTTAACTAACAAACTAAAATGAACTTTGACGAATACTATGAAAGATTGCACGAGGCGCAATTTGACAGAAACGAAAACATTAGCATTAAGGACTGTGAATGTTGCTATGGCTCAGGTAAGATTGAATTTTCTAAATGCTGCGATGTTCAAGTTATTGATGAAGTCTGCCAGGAGTGCCTTAAGACTTGCAATATTTATACAGATACTTGCGATGAATGTAAAGGCGAAGGAGAGATTGAAATCGAAAGCAACCACGAACATGAAAAGTACGACAGAAGGAGGGACGAAGAAAATGAATAATCTATTTGAAAGATTGAAGCCTGAGTACAAGGCTTTATTACAACATAAAGCTAAGTTTTATTCAAGTGCTATTCCAGCAATCATTGAGGAACTTAAGCAAGAAAGTTCTATTTTAGATTTACGCTACGGAACTGTCGGCTCTTTGGCATTGTATCTGAATCTTAAAAATTCAGGAATTACCGAAATTATAAACTTATTCAACGAAAAATGAAAACATTATTAATCAAAACAACAACCCTTCCAAGTGGTGAGCGTATCACTTGGAAGGATGGCATGCCGGTTCACAAGACTAGGGAGATACACTCCGACCAATTTAATCAATGGCATTTTTATATTCAGAACGAAATTATAAAAATGCGAATGTGGGGTAAAATCATCCGTAAAATTTCAATAACATGATGCACTTCCACGAAGATCCAGAACCAAATAAGGACGTTTTGTTTTGGGCAGTCATGTTTTCGATGTTGTTACTTGCTTTGTTTTTTGTCGCTGAAATATTTGTCAGATTTTATTTGGAAGTAAGATAATATTTTTTTAATTTAGATAAACCGACTGGAAGCGGTATTAAAAACATCTTAAGAGCCTTATTATGGGGGCGGATCTTCCAGTCCAAACCCACAATAAGGCATTTTTATTTTTATGAGTACAGAAAACAAAAAACCAAATCTCCCTGCAATAGTCAAAGATTTGGGACTATCCGTAAAAATGGATAGTTTAAACACCTTACTGAGCAGTACACCGCCTCAATCGTGGTTATCCGTTCACAAAGGTATTACCTACCAGCCTATTGATCGGGTAAAGAATAGTCTAATCACTATTTTTCAGGATTACGATTGGGCAATTAAAAATGTTCAAATTATGGCTAATTCTGTTTTAGTATTTGGAACGTTATCTGTAATTAATCCCATCACCGGGCGCACCCGGAATGTGGACGGCGTTGGTGCTTGGCCAATACAGTTAAAGTCAGGATCTACGCCGATGCAGATTGAAAACATTATTCAAGACGCAATTCAGAAAAATGCACCGGCTGCCGAAAGTTTGGCCTTAAAAAATGCAGCTTCAAAACTTGGTAAAATCTTTACCGATGGCGGATCTGAAGTTGAGTTTAACGGAATGTACTCTAAGGATGTACCAATGGATGACATTAAAGCCTCACAATCATGATTATCACCGGACAACAAAACGAAAACCAGCGCACCCCAGAATGGCTTAAGTCCAGGATGGGGCGGTTCTCTTGCAGTCAACTGCACAGACTAATGACCGAACCGAAAGCAAAAGCCGATAAGGAAGCTGGCAAATTATCGGATGGCGCAATTACTTATGTGATGGAGTGCATTGCAGAGAAATTAACCGGCAAACCAGCCAAAGAAGATTTCACAAGCAAGTACACAGATTGGGGCGTAATGCATGAACCTATCGCTATTGGTATTTATGAGGAAGTATTTCAGACAAAGGTAACCCAATCGGGATACATTCCGCATGGTGATAACTTCGGCGGTTCGCCTGATGGCCTGATAGATGACGATGGAGGCATTGAAATTAAATGCCCTTATACAATTACTGCGCATTTGGTTCACTCGCTTACAACTGATTTAAAAGATGATTACAAGGAATGTTACTGGCAGATTATTGGTTACATGATAATAACCGGGCGCGAGTGGTTCGATTTCGTATCCTATCATCCAGAATATCCCGGCAAGTATCAATTCAAACGTATTCGTTTAGAACGTGCAAATTTGTTCGCTGACATTGAACAAGCCGAAAAGAAAATACAACAATCAACTGAATATTTAAACTCAATTTTAAACTCAATCTAATGGCAAACAAACCAATGCATGGGTCAATATGCTTGACCGATCTCGCAGATGCTTTCAAAGCAGGACACTCCGCATTTAACAAGTCCGAAAAAAACGGAAAAGTTTACGCAAACATCGCAGTCTGGATGAATGATGAACCAGATCAATACGGTAATATCCTATCATTTCAGCTAAACTCCAAAAAGGATGCGGCCGATGATAAGGTATATTTCGGTAATGCAAAACTGCCTGATGGCGGTAAAGCTGCACCAGCGCAGAAATCAAACGCAAAAGATGATGATTTGCCTTTCTAACCAATCCCCCCTGCCTTTAAATATTGAAGGCAGGGGTAAACGATATGGCAATCGTCACTCAAAAAAAGCCATAGGTTTAGCATTAGAATATTGCATAGGAAATAATTTGCCTCCGGTACTTGCCGCCAAAAACCTAAATTTTCCAATGCCGACTATTGCCGACTGGATGACTAAGTACTGGTTTTATAAAAAAATAGATAACCCGATAATTTTAACTCTACAATCTAATGTTTAACCACAAACACCAAAAAATATTATTGGACTTTTTTAGAAGGAGATCATTAATGAAATATAGTATTGATGATATTTATGATGCTTTGCTAAGTTATTATGGCAAAAAAACTGATTAAAACCAATGGCCAAGGCGATGCGCAGGAACTTGGTAAGGTACAAAGCTATAAAGCAAAGCCGAAGCCTTACCGAGAACCTGATGCCTTACGCGCTTATCGCTTAGAACGTGAACGATTCTTTTGGAAAAAGTACCCAGAGCAAAGGGCAGAGATTGAAGAACGTGTAAAACAAATGCAAAAAGAATGGCAAACTCAGGACAAAAGAAAATATTAAATCATGGTTCGCTATTTTCTGGTATAGGCGGATTTGATTTAGCAGCTGAATGGATGGGATGGAATAATGTTTTTCATTGTGAATGGATACCGGGCAAACAAGAAATATTAAAAAGAAATTTTCCTAATACTGATAGTTATGGAGATATACAAAAATTTAATGGAAAAAAATATAAATCATCAATTGACATTCTTTCAGGAGGATTTCCATGTCAAGACTTATCAATTGCCAATCAATCAAAGAAAGGGGGGGGGGCAAAGAGTATCAAAGGCCAAAGGTCGGGGTTATGGAAAGAATATGCGCGTTTGGTTGGGGAAATTAGACCTGGAATCATTGTCTTTGAAAACAGCCCAATGCTCCTTAGTAGAGGATTCGAAGTTGTCCTTTGCGACCTTTACAAGCTCGGGTATGATTGTGAATGGAGATTGTTTTATGCTACCCAATTCGGATTTCCGCACCGCAGAGAAAGAATTTACGGAGTGGCCTACTCCCGCGTCAAGCGATGGAAAAATATTATTGAGCAAGGTGGAATCTTACAAAAAGTATTATCGGAACGGTCACCAAGACAAATCCCTATATCAATTCCACTTAAACGGTTTAACAGCAATTCAAGCTATGAAAATGTACGAATGGATGATGGGTTTTCCAAAGAACTGGATAAAGAACTTATACATGGATTCGGAAATGCCGTAATTCCAGAAATACCATATCAAATATTTAAAGCCATTGAAACAAATTTTTAATTATGATAGACTACACCGATCCCCTATCCCAATACAAATCCCACAAAGCATACAAGCCAAAGATTCAGCATGAGTGGTCGGCCCAGTTAGCGTTTTGTAAATGGTTAAAGCTGCAACATCCCGATGTTCGTTTTCGTTCAGATATTCAGTCAGCCGGGAAGCTATCGCCACAGATGCAAAACATTAAACTGATCATTGATCCTTGGAGGGCATGGCCCGATATTCAGATTTATCATAAGGTTGGCAATTACTGCGGATTGATGATTGAGATGAAACGCCTGGACTCTGGGACTTTCTTAAAGGATGGCAGTCTATCATCACAAAAGCATGTGCAGGAACAAGCGGAGATGCACCAGTATCTCAGAACTTTAGGCTGGTCGGTTTGCTTTGCGGAAGGCTTTGATCAGGCGAAAAGAAAGTTTGAGGAATATATAAATAATTTGTAAATTGCAATTAGAATTAAACGAACTGTGAAAGAGTTAAGGGACTTTTATAGTTGATTTTTATATTTAGATGCCTGAATAATAACCCTTATATTATCAGGCTTTTTATTTTTATGGACATAATATGTCAAAAATGCGGATTAGTAAATGACTTTACTGAACGCCAAGCCGGGCCGCATATTTCGGCTTATTGCAATGGATGCGCAAATTATATAAAGCATTTACCACAAGGCAAACCAATTACTCTTTATTTCGGGAAATACAAAGACCGAGAATTATCATCAATGACAAGCGATGAGGAGGTTAGGTATTTAATTTGGTTATCTCAGGCCCCAGGGATTAAGCCAAAATTAAAACAAGCTATTGACTCTCATATCAAAACAGTATGACAGATCCAACTATTTCTTATTTCAACAATGTAAGCCATACCAAAAAAGGAATGAGCCTTACATTCTCCGACTTTTTAGAGAAGGTTAAAGAAGGATTTTGGCAGGATCAGGTTTTAAATTATCGTAATAACAAAACCGATATTAATAAAAAATCACTGCCCTATGTAACTATTTCCGGACTATTTAAAGAACGAAATGCAGATTCATTGACACAACACTCTGGTTACATTGCCATAGATATTGATGGACTTACAGATCTAAATCATGTCAGAGAGCAGATTTGTTGTGACAATAATTTCTACGCGGTTTTTGTTTCTTGCGGCGGTGCTGGACTTTGTGCCATTGCAAAGATTAATCCTAAACTGCATTTAGAAAGTTTTAACTATCTCAGCAAGTACCTATACGAAAAGTACAATATCATTGAGGTTGATGAAAAATGCAAGGATATAAGTCGGGCCAGATTTGTCAGTTACGATCCGGATTTATACATCAACAAGGAAGCGCAAATTGTATCTGTAAAGGCTTATCCAAAAAGTAAGGATAAAAACAAAAGCTATGTTTTTGTTGATTCAGAGTTTTCCGATATAATCAAGAATATTGTATCTAAAAAGATTGATGTGACTAATGACTATGGGGACTGGGTAAATATTGGATTTGCACTCGCTGGTAAGTTTGGCGAAAATGGCCGAGATTATTTTCACTCGCTTAGTCAATTAAACCCAGAGTACAACCAGAGGAAAGCGGATGAAAAATACAGTCATTTACTAAGGACAAAAAAGGATCCAACAGTTCCGATTGATTTTATTTACAACCTTGCTAAAAAGGAAAATATCGAAGTCCAGGCGATTGATGAAAATAATATTGTAAACCAGCTGAAGAATTTTATCGGTAAAAATTACAATATGAAACGGAATACAATTTCCAGAAATATTGAGATTGATTCAGTTCCGCTTAATGACATTGATATAAATTCTGTATTCCTTAATTGCAAAACCTTTATTCCAAAGGCTACAAAGGAACTTGTAAAAAGCGTGATATTCTCAGAGTTTACAACCGACTATAATCCGTTTCATGATTTTCTATTAAAGAACATGAAAATTAAAGGAACTGGAAGTATTGACAAACTGATAAAGTCAATCCAAACCGATACTGAGAATCATGATCTATTTATAAAAAAATGGCTAACTTCTTTAATGGCTTCAATAAACGGAAAACATTCTCCTTTGGTGCTGGTATTAGTCGGAGGTCAAAACACCGGTAAAACAGAATGGTTTAGGCGTTTGCTGCCTGATCAGCTGAAAGCCTACTATGCAGAAGACAAGTTAGATCAGGGAAAGGATAGTGATATTCTAATGACCAAGAAGCTAATCATTATGGACGATGAAATGGGCGGAAAATCTAAAGCTGAGGCTAAAATGCTAAACCGATTGACATCAAGCCAGACATTTTCGATACGTGAGCCGTATGGCGTTGTCTCAGTCGATTTAAACCGATTAGCTATGCTTTGCGGTACAACTAACATTGAAGGCTTATTAAGCGATCCTACTGGTAATAGAAGGATTCTGCCAGTAAGAGTTCTGAGTATTGATCATGCGCTTTATAATTCTATTGATAAGACTGCCTTATTTATGGAAATGTATCACTTATATAATTCTGGATACAACCACAATTTAACAAGCGATGAAATTAAGCTGCTTAATGATAGTACCGGAGAATTTAAAGCCGTATCGCAAGAAGAAGACATGATTTTAAAGTGGTTTGAACTACCAACAAGTCCACAAAATAGTGAGTTCTTTTCATCAACTGAGATACTGAGTTACATTAAAGTTAGATCCCAGGTAACCTTGTCTCCAGTCATGATTGGACTAAGGATGAAATCTTTAGGTTTCCAAAGGAGAATGAAAAAAATAAATAACATTCCGGTATATGTTTGGGAAGTTGCGACAGTAAATACCAACCAAACAGTAAATAATAGCTACCAAGATGATGTTTTTTAAGGTAGTAAGGTAGTAAGGTTGATTTTTTTCGCGTTAACCCTACTATCGTGGTTTCAATATGCTTAAAGGCTGAAAAGTAGTAAGGTAGTAAGGTAGTAACTATATTTTATATAATATATGAAACAGATAATGTATATAGTGTATGTAATTATTTGTAAGTATAAAACTACACCTTACTACCTACTACCCTACTACCTTTTGCCTTTACATAGGTTTAAAGGCACTTTTTAAAATTTCAACCTTACTACCTTTTGCGAAAAGTAGTAAGGTTTAACCCTAAAAATGATAAAAAATGGAGTTAATTTTAGACAAAGATTTAGTAAAAGCATGGGATTTAGTTGAAAAATTAGAAATTGGAGAGATTTTTACCCTTGCAAAAATCCCCGACAATCGCCGCGACCTATTCATCCGCTGCATCAAACAACGGATAGATACTTTGAATGATTGTGAATTTAATCCAGACTATACAAAACTTAGAAAACTATGAACACACCAATTACAGTACAAGCCTTACTTGAGATGGGCTTCAAAGATGTATCTTACACAGATGAAGGTATTTTATTTAATGAATACCGATTATACGAGGAACTATTTGAATTAGAGGTTTATGGAGATTGCACAGTTGACATCAAGATAGGTGATGATTGGCAAGGAACTAACGCGTCCACAATGGAAGATATTCAGCATTTGATTAGGTTGTTTAAATAATTTGTAACTTTGAGGATTAAATGGATAACTTTGCAATGAAAATGCAGTGAAAAAAATAAATGTCCAGGGATAAGATCATAGCTGAATTTTGGGAATCAAAATCAGTCAATGAGGCATTTGAAAAGATGCAGCCAGTCGAGCTTCAAGCGGACTTAAAATCTGAAGTTTTTTTGGTCCTATGTGAAATGGAGGAGGAGAAGTTAATCGGATTATACCAAAGGAATGAATTAAAATATTACATGGTCAGGATTATGCTAAACATGATCAAAAGTGACCGAAGCAATTTTTTTAAGAATTACAGAAACTATACAGAATTGCTGGACAATGATCAGGAGGTTCAAAGCGTTGAATCGGATCCAGAAGAATCTTATCAAAAAATAGAATTACATTTACAAAATCTTCATTGGTATAATCGGGAACTGTTCAAGTTATACGCCTTAGATTTTAAAAAGAATGCGAAAGAGTTAAGCCGAAAGACCGGGATCCCTTATATGTCGATTGTCAGATCAATCAATAAGACTAAAGCCGAGATTAAAAAGAACATCAAAAAATGATTTTATCTATTATAACCGCTATCTGTGCATCGCTATTTTTTACGGAAATCCATAACTTTCACATTAGATGGAAAATCAATTTCAAGCCTTTCAATTGTGGAAGTTGTCTGGCAGCGTGGCTTTCAGCATTACATTACTATGCACCTGAATTGATTCAAGAAATTACAAGCACGATTTTTATAGCTGGGTTCTGTGCGCCGATTGTAACAAAATTAATGTGGGGTTTATGGAAATAAAACAAGAGCATCGGGATTGGCTGATCGCTAATGAAAGCAATTATGAATGTGCAAAGAATGGCTATATCAGGAATTTAGATTTGTCGGTGCTACAAATGTATGAGCATATTTACAGATTATATCTGGATCCTCATTTTATCCTTTCTGTTTGGTGCGGAAATTGTAAGTACGATATGATCATGAGATTGTATAAATGGTTTGAGAAGCAATGAGAATACTTGCAATTACAACAAAGACCAGCGGAGTTGGTTATCATCGGATAATGATGCCGATTGTGAATATGCAGAAGGATTACTGCATGATGACTGATACAATTAGCGATGAAACATTTGAGGGCAATTATGACATCGTGGTTATGAATCGGATGCTTCAAAACATAACGCCTGATCAGATGGATGCTTGGCGAACAAAGCATGGTTTTAAATTGGTTGTTGACAATGACGACTTCTGGCATTTAGATCCTTCGCATATTCTTTATGAAAGCTACAAAGCCAATAAAGTAACTGAACAAATAATAGACTATATTAGGATTGCTGATCTCTGCACTTGCACTCATGAAAGATTAGCGATTGAGATATACAAGATTAATCCAAACGTAGAGATATTACCAAATGCAATTCCTTTTGGGAAGGAACAGTTCATTTTAGATAAAAAGCCTTCGGATCTGGTGCGGTTATTCTGGTCGGGTTCTGGTACACATGGCAAGGATATAAACATTCTAAAAAACCCAATGAAGCGTATAAACTTTCCGGTCAGGACTGTGATAGCTGGATATAACGAGGGCGAAAAACATATTTGGGATGGAATGATTTCAGCGTTCACAAATGGATTGAAACTGAATGCGACAATCTACAATTACAATCAGGTTACTGAATACATGGCAGCTTATTGTGATTCCGATATAAGTCTAATTCCGTTGGTAGATAATAGATTCAATACAATGAAATCAAATCTAAAGGTTTTGGAAACTGCGTCAAAGAAGAATCCAGCTATTGTGAGCAACGTGCATCCGTATAAAGATATGCCGGTCTGTTATGTGAATAGTCAAAAGGATTGGTATAAATGGATTCGATTATTAACTCTTGATCAGGATGCGAGGATTGAATACGGAAATAATCTGTATGATTACTGCAATCTTCATTTTAATCTTCACGAAGTAAATAAAAAGCGTTACGCTATTTATCATAAATTATATGCCAGTAATTAAATGCAGTAATGGAATGTATCGGATTGGATCTGGTGCATGTATCTTTGACACAGAGGAAAAAGCGCAGTCAGTTTGGGCAGCGATTAGAGTTTCAATGGTTGATAGTTATAATGATTACCCAGAGGCGGCCAAAGCAAATGCAAGGAGAGCGTTAAATATCAAGAAAGAAAACGATAAAGGATGCGGAACTTTAGTCGGCTGGACAAGGGCAAACCAGATTGCTAAAGGCGAAAACATCAGCAGAGAAACGATCGCCAGAATGTCAAGTTTTGAAAGGCATAGGGAAAATTCAAAGGGTGATCCAAAAACAGATTGCGGCGCTTTAATGTGGTTAGCTTGGGGAGGCGATGAGGGCGTTGCTTGGGCAAAGAGAAAACTTGCAGAAATAGACAAATAATGGATAAATCAAATGTATTTGTAGCCGTTTACACAAACAAAGTTAAACGATATTGTGATATTGAATTCTTTAATGCATTGCAAAAAAATATTAGCACCGATCATATCTATGTTGTTGATAACACAAATGATAACGGTCAATATGTAAGGGATTTGCAAAATATTATTAATTGCAACATTATAAATTTGGACATACCGGATCATCCTGCAGAAACAAAATTTCACAGAAAAGTTGCAGAATCAGTTTTGTACTTGCGGGATATTTTTTTAAAGTCTAATTACAAATACTTTTTAATAGTAGAGAGTGATGTGATTATTCCGGAGGGAACAATAGATATACTTTTAGAAAACATTGAAACAATGCCATTAGATACTGGGGCGGTTGGTGCGTTATACTATGAGGGATTTCACGATTATAAACTCAAAGGCATACAATACACCAATCATGTTTTAAGCGGTTGCACAATTTACAAAAGAAGTATGATTGAGAAATATCCTTTCAGATGGCAAGAAGATTATTTACAAGCATTTCCAGATGCTTTGATTTGTATAGATGCGATAAACGAGTTTAAATATTATAATAATTACGATTTAAAATGCAAGCATGCGCATACGGATTATGGCACAAGGTATGTTTAATAGTATAACAATAGATTCGACTAATTCAAGAACTGAATTGTGTGATCTCGGGGTTAAATACCCAACGGATAAATCGCCTTATAATACTGATGCTGGTTTGCATAAACATGCCTATACATCTATTTACAACCTTTTGTTTTCAAACATGAGGTATAAAGATATTAAACTTGGGGAGTTGGGGATTTTAGATAATAATTCTATGCTTAGCTGGAGGGATTTTTTCCCAAATGCTAAGCTATACGGGTTTGAGTGGTTTACTTCAAGAATAGAGAAAGCAATTAATGACAATATTGATTGTACTTATATTAAAATGAATGTTAAAGATGTTCACTCAATTAATGAAGGACTAACTATTTCTGGCAGTAATTTTGATGTATTAATAGAGGATTCAACCCATGAATTTGAAGATCAAATAAGATTTATAAATGAAGCCTATAAACATTTAAAGCCGGGAGGTATTTTAATAATTGAGGATATTTTTATAAATGCAAATGAAGCAGATTATGTTCATTCAATAGATCATTTATCTGATTATTTTGCTTCTTCAACATTCATATTTGCAAACCATAATTTAAAAAATTCCAAAGGCTGGGATAATGATAAATTACTTGTGTTACATAGAAATAATAAACCATGTTCTTAAATATTATAACGCCTTGTTCAAGACCTCAGAATTTACATCTAATTGCTGAGAGCATTAATTTACCTACTTATGCTTATAGATGGATTGTTGTTTTTGATGGAGATGCAATCCCGGATAATATTCCTGATATTTGTGAACCTTATTCTGTTAAGGTGATAGGTAGCATATCTGGCAATGCTCAAAGAAACCTTGCTCTGGATTTAATTACAGATGGGCATGTTTATTTTAATGACGATGACACAATTATTCAACCAACATTATGGGATGAGATAAAAGAAAAGGATGCAGATTTTATTTCTTTTAAACAAGCGAACAAGGATGGTTCATTAAGACTTGAAGGCATAGAAATTAAACCAAATTTTATTGATAGCCATAATTTTATAACATCTATTGAATGTATAAAATCAAGATGGATATTAAACAGATACGATGCAGATGGGATTTTTGCAAGTGAATGTTTTAAAAATGCAAAACAACATTTATATATTCCTAAAGTTTTATCGGTTTATAATTTTTTAAATTAAATGGCAGATATTACAATGTGTTCTGGGTTCGGATGCGATATGAAACATGATTGCTATCGGTTTACCGCAGAAAGGTCAAATTGGCAATATTGGTTTAGTGCTGTACCAATTAAAGATGGAAACTGCAATATGTTTTGGGATAATAAATTAACGGCAGCAAAAGAGATTTCTTGCCAAGTTATAGGCAATAAAAAAAGATAAAGAAGATGGCAAATTTACAAAACTTAACACCTTGGAAAAAAGGTCAGTCAGGAAACCCAAAAGGTAAGGATCGCAAGTATGTAACCTTACTTAAAGAGCAGGGTTATAGACTGGGCGAGATCAATGATACAATTCAGGTTATGATGTCAATGACTATTGAAGAATTGAAAGGCGTTTATGATCACGTGGATGCTACGATCTTAGAAAAGACGATTGCTAATGCGATGAATAAGAGTTTAAAAAATGGCAGTCTTTATAGTTTAGATACGTTACTTACCAGAGTTTACGGAAAGCCAAGAGAGCAGGTAGAGATTCAGCAGGATTCAAAGATTGAAGTTGTATTTGTAGAGGGTAAAACTATTTTATGAGGTTAGAACTGCCAAAACCACATATCAATCAGCAACAGATATTAGAGTGCAATGCTCGTTTTATTGTTGTCATGTGCGGCAGAAGGTTTGGTAAGTCTGAATTATCCCAGATCATGGGAATTAAAGAAGCAATAAAAGGCGGTCAGGTTGCATACATAACGCCGACTTATAAACTTGCAAAGGTTTTTTTTGAAAGACTTACATCGGCTTTACCTTTTAAAAACAATATTTCTGATCTTAAAATTTATTGTCCGAATAATGGCAGTATTGAGTTCTACACTGGTGAGAGGCTGGACAATTTAAGAGGGCGCAAATTTCATTTAGTGATCGTGGATGAATCAGCATTTATTCCTGATCTAAAAAGCGGTTGGCAAAATAGTATTCGACCAACTTTGACAGATTACCAGGGGAAAGCAGTTTTCTTATCTACGCCCAGAGGTAAGAACTATTTTTATTCTTTGTTCATGAAGGGTGGTGAAACGGACTGGAGCAGCTTTAAATTTACAACCTATGATAACCCTTATATTAATATCAGAGAGATTGAGGATGCAAAACTGCAGCTTCCTGCCGTTGTATTTGAGCAGGAGTATTTGGCGAATCCTTCTGAAAATAGTGCGAACCCTTTTGGTAGTGCATTTATTAGGAATTGCATCAAGCCAATATCAGGGCAGCCGATAGTAAGTTATGGGATTGACTTAGCAAAGTCTGTGGATTTTACTGTCATCATTGGATTGGATGCAAATGGGAATGTGGCTTATTTTGATCGCTTTCAAATGGACTGGCATAACACTAAAGAGAATATTAAGCGTTTGCCTCCAGCACCGATATTGGTAGATAGCACCGGAGTAGGTGATCCAATACTTGAAGACTTAATGAGAGAGGGAATAAATATTGAAGGCTTGAAGTTTACCAGTCAATCAAAGCAGCAATTAATGGAAGGACTTGCTCAGGCAATCCAGCAACGCAAAATAGGTTATCCAGATGGCGTGATTGTGGATGAATTAGATATTTTTGAGTACCAATTTACTGCTAATGGAGTAAGATATTCCGCACCTTCGGGTTTTCATGATGACTGCGTAGTTGCTTTAGCTTTATCTTGGCAGAATTTTAATTTTAAAAGAGGATCAGGGCGTTATGCCTTTGCTTAATTATGAAATGGAATCAATTAACATTATGGCAGTATCAGCAGATCATGCCTATTTTACAAAATCCTGATAAGGACTGGACAGAACTTGATAAGGAAGTCAAGCTATTAACTATTGTAACTGGATTGACTGAGCATCAGATTGATAGCTTAGGGATTCAGGACTTAAAAGAGTTGCGTAAAGATTTGCAATTTCTGGATGATCCGATTGAGGGCAGCGCAGTTAATTACATTAAGGTTAACGGAAAGCAGTACCGGATTAATTACGACATCAAGAACATGCCTTTTGCCCGGTACATTGAAAGCAAGGTTTTCAGTCAGGATACAGTTGCAAACCTTCACAAGATTGCGGCCTCAATGATTATTCCGCAAAAAAAGAATTGGCTGGGTAAATGGAAGGATGAAAAGTATGATGCAAGTAAGCATGAGGTGTATTCCCACGACATGCAGGAAGCGAATTTCATTGACGTATATCATTCGTTGGTTTTTTTTTATCAAGTCTACAGAAATTGGATAGAGGTTTCGCAGGATTATATGAAGCAGGAAGTGATGAAGGCGGGGATGACAGAGGAGCAAGCGGATTCGGTGCAGCAGCTTTTATGCGAATCTATGGATGGCATTATACCGTTAAACTTATTGCCGATCACGAAAATATTACAAATTCGGAAGCATTTGACTTAAAAACTATTGAAGCCTTAAATGTGATGGCTTATTTAAAATCAAAAAATGCGTATGATTTAGAACAGAGCAAGCGGCTGAGATAGTCGCTTTTTTTGTTAGATATTAAAAAGGTATTTGGCTATTTATATTTATGAGTGAAGCAAAAGCACAAGCGCAAGCCTTACGAGATAGATTTTTAACAACTATCGGGGATAAGTTTGATCTAATTGATCCGACTGAATACCCAGTTGCTGAACAGATTCTCATGTTTTATGGTAAGGAGTTCAATGATGAGGTACAAAAGAATCTAAGCAAAAGCGGTTCGATTGCTTCGGGCAAGATTGGCGATTTAACAGTTCCGAAAGTCCGAAAGTTTGGAAACGATTATGAGATGTATCTTGGTTATGACAAGGATAATCCTGCATCGGTTTATTACAAATTTGTAAACAAGGGAGTGCGAGGGGTTGGAGGTGTAAACGCAAGACCAAAAAGAGTTGCATCTGATTCACCTTATGCTTACAAAACTCCGTTCCCAAATGCAAAAATGGCTAATTCAATACTTCAATGGTACAAATTAGGGAAAGCCAAAACAACATCTGAAACGCAAAAAAAGAATTTAAGCAAGACGCAAAGAAAAAATAAAAAGCTAAAACAGATAGTAAATAAAGCAGATTCATTAAAGGCTTTAGCCTATGCGACTGCTTCGGCTATTAAAAGAGATGGATTAAAAACAACATCATATTTTGATAATGCAATCAAGACAGTATTTAATAAGGATTTTTTCACAGCGATGGCAACCGCTTTTGGTGGCGATGTTCAGCTTCAAATTAGGCAAATTGGTAATAAAATAGAAAATGGCAATAACATTAAATAGTCAACCAGCAACTTTCCCAAGTATGCACGAGGATCTTTGGTTTGTGGCTTCTTCAACAAATGTAGGAACTACAAATTTTAAATTCGTGTACGATCTTTACATTAATGGTTCACAAGTTAGCAGGAATAAAATATTTCCGTCACCTTCGGCAGATGGCAGCTATGGAGTGTTCAATGCTTCGCAAGTTGTAAGGTCATACGTTACTAATTATTTTGAGCCTTCAGGTTCAACTGTTTTGATGGCATCAAATGATAAGATCAAAGTTGATTATCAGATCCGCATTGGCGAGGAGGTCAGCGGTGCAGTTATTGCAAATCTGGCTTCGGGTAATTTTTCAGCCTACAATTATTATGCGCCTTTATTTGGGGATATATTTACGGAGAATGGGGACATACCTTTAGTCTTATCAAATTACTATGATAATTTACTAATTGAAAACTATACAGATGACTGGTTATCTGATCGGGATAATGCAGAAATCCCTATTGAATATGGCGATCAGTTTTTTATCACGTTTTTAAAGATCACATCTGGCGCGTATAAGCTATGGGTGCAACCGACAAATGAAAACGGAACATTAGGTACTGCAGTAAGCGGAGATATTACCATGACCGGGCAGTTCAACTTATTTAATTTTCAAGCTGCAGCAATCAATGCTTTTATAGGATCGACAGTTATCACAGAGAATACTTTTGGCTACAATGTTTACATTACATTAGGTGCGGCAGTTACCAGAGTATTAAAGTTTAAGCAGGTTTGCAATCCGAAATACCGACAATATAATCTGCATTTTCTGAACCGATTAGGTGGTTATGATACCATGGCTTTCCGTTTGGTAAATAAACGTAGGTCAGAATTTCAGCGCAGTTCATACCGAAGGAATCCATACAAATTATCGGGCGGTCAGATGACAAATATTGATGCTTTCAACAAGTACAATGAAACTACTTCAAACTTTGCAATTCAACATAGCGATTATTACATGTTAACAAGCGACTGGGTGAATGATCAGGATTATGCTTGGCTTGCTCAGTTGGTAGCTTCGCCGATTGTTTATATGGAAGTGCAAGGTGCATTTTTCCCAGTCACGATTAGGACTACCAATTACCAGTACAAGTACAAGGTTGCTGATAAGCTTTTCAATTTTGATTTAGAGGTTGAAATAGGCAAATACTTAAATAGTCAATTCAGATGATAAGAACTGAAATCTATATTGAGGATAATTTGATTGATTTGTTGAATGACATTTCAACGGACTTTACGTATTCGGTGGATGATGTCAAGGATTTTGGAAGCAAAAATACTTCCTTTAGCAGGACTATTTCAATACCAGCGACTGCCAGAAACAATCAGATTTTCGGGTTTGCTTTTGAAATCAATATGGCTCATGAGCATAATATGGACTTACCGAACGTAAACACAAATTTTACTGCATCTCAGGCGGCAAAGTGTGAGGTTTACATTGATAGGATTCAAATTTTTAAAGGCGTGATCAGGATTCTTGAGATAGTAACTGATAAGGGAATCACAGAATATCAATGCGCAGTATTCGGAGAGTTAGGAGGATTTATTACAGAGTTAGGGAATAGGAGATTGGAGGATTTAGATTTCAGCGAGTATAACCATACATATAACGTAACAGAAATCGAAGATAGCTGGGATACAGTCAATGGATCTGGATATTATTATCCGTTGATTGATTATGGGAATGTTTCAAGCAATAAAGATGATTTCAGCGTTTCAGCTTTTCGCCCGGCCTTGTATGTTAAGGAGTATATCGAAAAAATATTTGAAGGAACAACCTATACTTTAAATTGTGATTTCTTTAATACTGCATTTTTTAAGACTTTAATTATCCCGAATAATAGTCAGGGAATCAGAGGTACGAATGATCGGTTTATTTTAGGCACAAAAACAATCTCCCAAGTCTTGCTCAATAGCAATACACCAACCGCAAGGAGTGCAAATCTTTCTTTTGATACTACTGTTTTATTGGATGTTACCGAAAATGCAGGAAAAAGTATTTTTACTTACACAGATGGAACAAAAACAGTCAGAACAATTGCTTCGATTACTGGAGTTTATCAAACGGATGCGGCTTCCTCAATTACTGCAACTTTGTATATTGCTGGGGTTGCAGTTCAGGCGTTTACGCAAAATACGTTTTCGGCAAATAATCCTTTTACGTTTACTTTTGATTTTACTGGTGACATTTTAAATACAAACACAGTACGGATTGAAATAAGCGTTCCAGTCGCTGCCAATACTTACATAGTAACAATATCAAGCGCAAACATTAACCTTGCTCAGATCACTTCCCAGATAGTTGATGTGGCTTATAATGGTGTGATATCAATTAATGAGAATTTACCAAAAGGAATATTTCAAAAAGACTTCTTTTTGTCAATCTGCAAGATGTTTAATTTGTATGTTTTTCAGGACAATATAAACGAAAAGCAGATCAATATTTCGCCTTACATAGACTTTTATTCATCATCGGTCACTAATAGTTTAGACTGGTCGCAAAAGATTGATACTGGTTCGGCCATGTCAATTAAACCGATGTCGCAATTAAATGCCAGATACTATGCTTACCGATATACGGATGACATTGATTATTACAATGAAAATTATAAAAAAAAGTACGTGCAGAGTTATGGAGATTTTATTTATGATTCAGAGTTTGATTTTGTAAAGGATACGGCAGGGACTAATATAATTTTTGCACCAACAGTATTAGTGCAGCCTACTTCGCATGGTCATCTTGACAAATATTTTTCAGCGATTTATAAATTGTCAAATTATAATACGCAAGAGGATCCGATGGATTCTGTTATTCGGATATTAATGGCTAAAAAATTAAGTATTGCGCATCAATGGCATATTAAAAGCGGAGTGAATGGGGCGGGGAGTAATTTAGCTTCATTGACTACTTACGGCTATGCTGGTCATTTGAATGATCCGGTAACGCCGACGATTGATATTAATTTCGGAGTACCAAAGGAACTTGAATTTCCTGCAACAACTTACCCGACAAATAATCTATTTAATACCTATCATAAGCCTTATATCTTAGAGATTACGGATATGGAATCTAAGTTATTGACATGCCGGGTTTATTTAACGGCAGTTGATATTTACAATTTAGATTTCAGTAAATACATTTGGATTAATGGTGTATTATTTAGGCTAAATAAAATAAGTTCCTACGATCCGACATCGTACCGGACTACACAAGTTGAATTATTAAAAGTGATAAATACAGACTAATGGCTGAGGAAATAATTGGAATAAAAATCACAACCGATGCCAATCAAGCAACGGAACAAGTCAAGAAATTAGACGATGCTTTTGATCAAACCGATAAATCGGTCAAGTCATTAAGAACCCAATTAAAAGAGGCTCAGGCAGATGTTGGATTGCTTTCTGATAAGTTTGGTGCAACATCTAAAGAGGCAATTAATGCGGCCAAGCGTGCAGCGGATCTAAAAGATAGAATCGGCGATGCTAAAGCCTTAACCGATGCATTCAATCCGGATGCTAAATTCAAGGCGGTTGCTTCCTCATTGGCTGGAGTTGCTGGTGGATTCGCTGCGCTGCAGGGCGGGATGGCTTTATTTGGTAAAGAAAATAAGAATGTTGAAGCTGCTTTATTAAAAGTAAATGCGGCAATGGCATTGTCGCAAGGATTGCAGTCAGTTGGTGAAAGTGTAGATTCATTTAAACAGTTGGGTGCAGTAATTAAAAGCACAACAACCTTCCAGACTTTAAATAATGCAGCAACCCAAACGGCGGTAACAATTCAGAAAGCCTTCGGTATTGCAACTGTTCAGACCAGCGTTGGATTCAATATTTTAAAAGGTGCAATTATAGCGACTGGTATTGGTGCTTTAGTTGTTGCGCTGGGTTTGGTTATTCAAAACTTTGATAAAATCAGCAAGTGGATTATGAGCAGTCCGCTGGGAACTTTGGCTAAAGGTGTTGGTAATTTAGTTGAGCAGTTTACTGACTTTATTGGAGTCACAAGCGAGGCGGAAAGGAATCTTGATAAATTATCGGTCGCAAATAAACGTGCAAATGAGGACATTGAAAACAGAATTAAAGTTTTAAAGGCGCAAGGCGGTTCTGAAAAAGAGATTTATGAGTTAAGTAAACAAAGAAATGAAAATGAACTGAATGATCTGAGAAATGCGAGTAAGGTAAAAGGGACATTATCGGAAGAAGAGCAGAAAAAGTTTAGGGATTTAAAAGTTCAGCAATTAGTTTTAAGTGCGGAATTTAATAAAAAGAGTGCGGAGGAGGATAAAAAAGCAGCAGAGGAAGCAAAGAAGAAAAGGGATGAGGCTAATAAACAAGCTATTGAAGATAAAAAGAGTGCTGATAAAATGTTGCTTGATTTGCAGAATCAAAAGGCATTAGCTGAAATTACTTCAGAGGATGATAAGGCAAAAAAACAGGCGGAGATAAATAATAATGCGAGGATCTCTGAAATTGATGCTTTAAAGATTGACATAAAAACTAAGAATGAGTTAAAAAAAGCAAGTGAAGCGACTTATCAGTTAGAAGTTAATGCAATTGATAACAAAATAAAAGAAGATCAAGCAAAGAAGGATAAAAAGTTCGAAGAGGATTTACAAGCTACTTTATCAGATGCTCGTATTGCTGCATTTAAGGAAGGCAAAGAAAAAGAAATTGCAGCCTTAGATGAAAAAATGCTTGAGGAAACTAAAAAAATCCTTAGCAATGCAGATTATACCGAGCAGCAAAAAGGGTTATTAATTGCGGCGTTAAGGAGTAAATATGGTGCAGAAGTTGCAGCGATTGATAGTAAATTTCTAAAGGAGGCTAACGATAAGGAGTTTGAAAGGTTTAAAGATATTACTAATAATGAAAGCCTAACTTTTGCAGCCAGAAAAAAAGGCGTAGATGATGCTTTAGCATTAAACAGAAAATTATTTAAGGAGGGTAAAATTGATAGTATTGCATATAGCAAAACTGAAAAGGAATTAACGGATGGCAGAATTGAACTCAGTAAAAAAGAAGCTGCATCCAGAGCCGAAAATGCTGGGAAAATTAGCAGCACCTTAAAGAACGTAGCTAAGGCAGTTGGTGAGCATACGATTGCAGGAAAGGCGGCAGCAGTTGTTTCAACCACAATAGATACATATATGTCTGCAACTGCGGCTTTTGCATCATTAGCAAAAATTCCAGTTGTCGGTGTTCCTTTAGGTATTGCGGCGGCGGCAGCAGCAGTTGTTGCTGGATTTAAAAATGTAAAATCTATTTTAGCGGTAAAAACTCCTCCCGTACCTGGCGGATCATCAGAGCCGGGATTCATTGATATACCTTCTCCTGGTGGTGGTGTTGGTTCTATGGGTTCTATCCCTACGATTAACCAAATGGACACTCCAGATTTAGGTGGCGGAGGTGGCGGTGGTGTTGATCGTGCATCAGGGGATACGATAGTCAGGGCGTATGTTGTTGAAACAGATATTACCAATAGTCAGAGCAGGATGCAGGAGATTGAAAACAGAGCAAGATTTGATTAAATGATAAACTTTTAAATAAAAGCTATTTATAAACATGAATACTGAAATCCCTATTTATATGCTTGACATTACGGATAGCATTGAAGATGATTCACAAGTCGATTTTAT